TGAGAAAGAAAAGAACCAATAGATAAGCCTATTTCGAATGTACTAACAAGTTCTTTAATAAGCCACATAAGCATATCATTCTTAATATGTTTTTCAAGAAATTGAATTAATTTATCCTGTGGAATAGATGGATAGCATTTCTTTATATCTAATTTGGCAAAATATTTAAGAGATTTATTTCGCATCCATCTCTGTATCATGCGAGAACCTTTTAAACATCCTCTGTCTCTTATAGATGCGTATTGATGTACTCCTATACGACAGAATAATGGTTTAAGTCCTTCTATTGCAATGTAATCATATATTTGTTGTTTTACATGTTGGATTCCTATATTACGGATTTTATGAGAAGAAGGATCAATCTTTTCTTTGTACCAGATTGGTGGAAATGATATAGATTTACTGATAAGTTCTGAATGGATTACAGTTATTAGAATTTCAACAAATGGTTTTATTGCTTTTATTCCGTAACGGTAATAAATATTGTATATTTGGCATTTTCTTAATCCAGAAATATCAGATAATAATTCAAGTGTATCGTTACGTTCATATTTGTCTGCTAGACAACGATATGTTGCATTTGAAATTAAATCACGATTTGTAATGTCGATATTTTTACAGTATTTCTTCGTGCATAATACCTCCTGTTTTATTTTTTGTATATAAAATAAATATTAGATAGTATATTTTATCAATTCATATATCGTATACACGATTATATTTAAAAGGCTTTTCTCAATAGATACTAAGCCCAACTATATTAGAATATAGTTCCTCCTATGTTAGCGAGGTTGGTTTATGAAAATAATTTTAACCATCAGGTTACGTTGATCTTTCGATTAAATACTTTTTACAAGTACGAAATACACTACTAAAGAAATATATTACTAAATATAATATCAGCCGACGTAATTCCACCTGGCATTCGACAAAGACCTCCTGGCATTGAGGTATGCAGTACCAGAATACAAGCCAGACCAGAGAGCACCGCCCGTAGTGTAAGACTGTTTTAATATTTATTTTACATATTTAAAGCTTCTTCAATAGATTTACCTCTATTCAATCTACCTTCTAAAGTTTTTGTTTTCAAATTATATAATTTAGCCCATTCTGGAAGAGAATGAGTTTCGTTATTATATGTATAATAATGTTTTTTCTTTATTGGTTTTGTCAATGCTTCTTCTATTGACATTCCATATTTATTAATTCTATTGTTTAATGTTCTAATGTTAATTCCATAATACTCAGACCATTCTGGAAGAGTCATAGTCTTGCCTTTATATGTATATAATTTTGATTGATTTTTTCTTACATACTCTTTCTTTGTCATCCATTTGCAATTGTCTGGGTTGAAACCTTTATCTAAATCTACACGGCATAAGAATAGATCATTTTTATATCCATGAGACATAGACCAATCATAGAAATTCATAAAGTTATATTTCCATTCATCACAAACGTTTTCTCTATCAATAAGAGATAGCCATTTATTATGAATTTTTGTTCCAGTCATTCCATGAATGGTGTTATCTTGTTTTGCTTTTTCTTTTCTATAGCAACCACAAGATTGTGTATAACCCCTGTTTAAAGTATGTGTGCTCACACTAACTAATTCTGGATTACCACAACTACATTGACATAACCATCTAACTTCCTTATCATTGGAAAAATCCATACCAATAACAGTTAGTCTACCAAATTGCTTACCAGTTAAATCTTCTGGTGGAGCAGTATTTCCAAATGTACCACCATTCTGAATATTATATCCATAGTCGGGATTTTGTGTTCTAAAAGTTTGGATTAATATTTTTTCAATTCTATCAGCACTTTCTTTAGACAGATCTTCGAATAAAATCTCATGCTCAAAATTATCCCATCTATATTTTTGAATAGCATTCCAAAAATACGTACATGCATGATACTGATGTCCGTTCTTACCACTTCTAATTTCCAAACTACGGCAAGTTTGACCAATATATTTCTTATTGTTGATTTTATTGGTATGACAATAAACTATATATTTTTCTTCATTGTATTCTTCCAAATGATTTCCTCCTAAATCTGTGCAATAAAATAAGAGTGCTTTCACACTCTTGATTAATTCTCTATTTAAGGTTTTAATAATGCGTTTGTTGCAATCTCATCTGCTAATTCGTTATATATTATTCCACAATGAGATTTTACTTTTACAAATCCTATCTGAATTTGTTTTGAGTATAACAACATAGTATTTACATAATCTTTAGTATATTCTTGATTTGCATTCCATTCCCTTGTGATCCATTTTAGTATTCCTTCGTAATCATAAAATATAGTGATTTTTTGAAGATTCTTTTCGATAGCCTTTTTAACAATAAATTTTACAGCTTCACATTCAGCACCAACATTATGAAGCTTAATTATTTCTTTATGTGATTGCGTATTCCATCGGAATACTTTGTCATAAGTTTCTTTATTCCATTGAGTAAATAAAACAACTCCATACCCAGCTTTATTCTTATTTTGTGAGTAAGCTCCATCCGTAAATGCGATCGCTTGGTTAGGCGGTAATTTAGTGATCATTTCATCTACAGATGCATTAAATATATTTACTTTTTCAGGTGTCCAAATTTGTTTCATGTATTATATCCTTTTCTTTTTAGAAGAGGGGAAGAGTTCCCCTCTTTTCTCTCTGCGTTTGCTTCGCAAACTTGCTCGAAAATTCACCCTTTCAGACGACCTATTTTTAATCGGCGGCGCAGAAATGCCAACCCGCCCAGTCAAGCCAGTTCCCGCAACTCAAGCAAGAACAGCCAGCATTCGAACCATGCCCGAGAACACCGCCCATCAGGTATTCACGAGTGCCAGAAGTACTTGTACCACCTGCGTACAGCATATCAGCCCAACCTTGAGAATTTGAAGAACCTTTTGCGGATGGGAACCATCCACCAGTATTAACATCAACTGAAATGTCACCAATCCAATAATCAGATCCTTTTCCATCTGGATTAGCAGGAATTGTACCAATACATGTATATTTACTTCTAATTGTTGCATCAGAAGAACTATGAGCAAGACCTTTTGGAGCAATATATACTTTCTTGCTATAATCGCTCTGGAAGTCCATAACTGTATCAGATGCAACTATATAAGAGCCTACAGCATACTCACGTCCCTGTACTCTATACGGATGTTTAGCATCAGTATTAGAAACATAACTTCCATCATGACGACCAATAACAGTATCAGTAGTTCCTGACCACCAATGCATAGAACTGATTGTAATAGGAGCATTCACGGTATCAGATAATTTAATAGGAGTGGTATTAAATCCTGTTTTAATATCAAGATATACAGCTTTATTATTCTCATCAAGTGTTTCTATGCGTAATACTTTTACATCATCTGCATATTTATGTATTGTTCCAACTCCACGATCATTATTTACTGTATTTGTATCAGTTTTTAATTCTCCATATCCGACTGACACATAAGAACCAACGAGAATGTTTTTTGCCTGATCGTTTGTAACAGGGAAATATGTATGCGCATCGGCAGATTGAACAGAAGCAGAGTATTGGAAATTGTATGATGTACAACCCTGGAATAAACTCTGACTATTCTTTGTAGCACCTTTGATAATGTTAAAAAGAATCTGGAATGTATTTCTTTCTGCACCAGCTCCACAATATCCTTTACCTTTTTTCTGATAATTAGTAATCATATTGTTATGACTCTGATTTCTTTCAGGTTTTAATCCAGGCTGACTTCTCAGTAGTTCATCAGAAGCAACACCTGATACATAAGCAGAACCGATACAATATGGAAGAACTGTGCCATTAGCACGTTTACATTCTGTCCACGGTTTCAGACTATATTTTGTATTAGGCGTATCAGAAATAGTAACAAGATCATACTCTGGATTAGAAGCGTCCCAGTTCCAGTAGAAGCTCATCTGCATAGCACCTACATCAACTGCACCTGTAGTAGCATAGTTGTTATCATACTCTGTAGCGACAGGATAAGCAGTACCATCATCGTTACGCTTGTAATTACAATGCACCCACTCAAACATAGGATGATTGCCGTTCAGATAATCATCCTTACCTTCTGTAGTATCAGTAGATGGAACAAATTCAAGTCCTGCATTATCTAAGAGTTTTTCACCTGTAGAAGTAGGATTAGTAGCGAATTTCCAAATTTTTGTCTGGTAAACTTTACCTGTACGCTGTAAATTATAGTAATTTTTTACTGTATCAATATGTGGTGTTTTCTGCTTAACATCAACAAAAGTTTGCACAGATATATAAGTAGACAAATCTTCTCCTGCTTTACGAATATCTTCAAGAGCTTTTTCACGCTCTGTTTTGATATAGTCATTCCATTCTTTTTCAGTTCCGCTAAAAGTTCCTAATCTAACGGCAGTCTGATAAGCAGATTCTCCAATTAATCCTGCAATTGGATTAAATTGTTTTGTTTTTGGATCACGAATCTTAGCTGATCCTAAATTCATTTTTATCATTTATAAATACCTCCTAAATTGCGGTAATTAAAATTTTCAATATTTTAGTTGTAAAATTAAAAATAGATGCTAAAATAGCATCCAAATATTTCAATATTTACCAAATTTTTTACAATGAAATGTGCCTTTCAATTAGGTATAATTTCCCTATCCAGAAAGGAGGTGGTAAATATGGCATTATATGAGATTAAAGATTACATTAAGTTACTCTGTATAAGGATTGATCACATCGAAAGTTATGTGGTAGACGAGTTAAATACATCTGATGAACAAAAGATTAATGAGTTCATCAAAATGTATAAACATCGAAAAGGTCTAAAGATTCTTATATTCGAGATGACAGATGAAGCCCACATGATTACATATGAACAAATGCAAAGTTTCATCCATACGTTGCATGTGTTTGATTACATCAGGCAAATCATTGAAAATGAAACAAATAAACTTGTAGTTGTTAATGACAATGAGAGTCCTGATGCGTTGCAAACAGACTCATATTTGCATAGGTTGTTAGACTTGGGTAAGTAAGAGAGTAGGGCAGGAGAACTTTCTTCTGCCCGTTTTGTTAATTAACTGTTGTTGTCAACATACACATTTGGAACATCATTATTATTGATGTCCAACATATAGATATTATTGGCTCTTATATTCAAATCACCAGTATTGCCTTTGATAGTTACATTCTTTGCCATTTTTGTTAAAGGACTACCAGACGAATTAATATACATACTAGATGTATCTAATACTGGGAACGCATCTATAAACATTTCATCAGAATCTACACTACAACTAAGCATATTATCGAGAATACTGATATTCATACAATTATATCGTTGTTTATCAGAAATACCGTTAAACGTTGCCCAGGTAGCAGTATTACCCCATCTTACACTTCCACATTTTATTATTCCATCAATTATTTCCGTCTCCTGTTTGAAAATATTCCCCTTTACTGATACATTTCTTGCACAAGAAACTTCTATCGCCCGTCCTAAAACATTGTGGAAAATGTTGTTTTCGATTTTTATATTATCGTACCAGTCAACCACATTATTAATCAAAGTTCCACCAAAATGTATTCCTACTGGTCTGTATAAATAACAATTATCTTTGCCACTTGATTCAAACACGCAATCTTTTATAACAACATTTTTTGTACACTCGTTATGCCCGTTTTCGGTGCAAATAGATAAATTAATTCCACTTGCTAGGTCTATTTGTATCATTTCAAAGTTTCCGTCCCTATTCGGTTTTTGTGATGGATTAAAAAATGTACCTCTGAATGTACATCCTTGTATTAATATATTTTTTGTTCCTGATATATCAAATAGGTGATTACTCTGCATTAATTCGTCAAAAGTAGCATTTATAATAGTCACGCCACCCATTTTTGTTAATTGAAAACCTGTGCTTATACTGTTTCCGGAAACATCAAAATGTCTTGTAGTTGTCCAATGACCGCCGATTATTTTGAATGTACCTAAAGAATAAGGTGGAATATCCGCCCCGGATATGTTAAATGTTGTATAAACCGGACTGGAATTAATAATCATTTCTACACCATCTGCACATCTAAAAGTCACATTTCCTTTTTTATGATTGATAGTATTAGAAAAGAGATACTTTCCTTTTGGGAAATAAATCTCAACATCGTCCGCTTCCAATTTATTTATAAGCATTTGCACATCCCTAGACACGTCTGTATTCCCGGTATTGTCAACAAGCATTGAATGTATATTTTTTTGTGTAAACCCATCAATAGCACTTAATATTGTTAAACTCATTTTTTTTATATAACATACATCCGTCGATTTTTCCGTATACATACGAAGATATGCATATTTTACCCCAAAATCAGGATATTCAACTGTAGAATAATGATTCTTAACCACAACAGTAATACCCTGTACAGCAACCTTGCTTTCGTCACATAAATAGGTTTGATACGAGCCATCTGATAGTGTCGGAAAATAAAACAACATTGTGTCACGTTTGCTATATAAATTAAGTGGGATGAACCAAGCATTCTTTTCATAATACAATTCGGTTTTGACAGTCTCAAGCGTCTTTAAAAAATTGTCACCATATATTGTTTCTGTTACATAACCTATATCTTCCTTTAACGAAGCAACATCATCATTAATTTTCTTTGCAGTCTCAAGACTCGCAAATTTCTTTTCAGTTTTAACATCTGCCATTATTACATATGCTTTTTCTTCATCCTCTGTTGGAATATATTTTGAAATAGCTTGTAACTCGTCATAGATCTTTTGGGAACTCCATGTATCAATAGTGTTAACCACATTATCCTTTAACTCTGGAATACTTACTGATTGTTCATCATCAGGATTTACCCACAGTCCTGTACGCTCATTTGTTGGAGTAATAGTAGAAATCTCAACATCATACAATTTTTGCATAGCATTATAGATTGTATCTATTGCTTTTTTATTTGTATCAACATTTGTAGCCTTATTAGTTACATCTTTCTGTAATGCTTTGTATTCATCTGTAACATCACCATCGTTAAGATCAAATAATTTTAACCACTTTGCATCGGTGATTGCTGTACCTTTTGGAATGTCAGTAGTAGCGATATATCCACTACTGATTTTCCCAACTTTATTTGTTACAATATCTAATTTTGTATAACTCAAAGTTTTATCCCATTGACCTTTTGGAGTCATAAAAACTTTTCCGAGATTTTTTGTAGCCATTAATATCCATCCTCCTTTACTTCGTTTTGTAATAAATATCCGTTTTGTATGTAATACAATGGGCTATATGTTTCCAATGTGCCTGTTGCGAAATTAATCCAAATATCTTCAACATCTGGAAGTTCTTCTTCCTCTAATTCAATGATATCCATAACATTTCCATCTTCATCTTGAATACATTCAAAAGACATTGTGATTTCCACAGGAGAATCCTCTGACGAAAAATTCAATTCTAATTCACGTTTTGGATAACATTTGTATACAGTTAATCGCATACCAACATCATCACCATCTTCGTTTTTATTAGTGGTTATCATTTGAATAAAATAAGCAGAAGAGTAATTACGATTATTAAATGCTATACGTTTTACACCGTTTGTTTTGTTTTCAAGATATCCGACATAATAGGTTTTACCTGTTTTAATATCCGAAGTAGTATTAGCAGTAAAGACATCATCTGACACAGAGCCTTGAACTTCTTGTCCTGTAAAATCATTATCTGTATACACAAAAACACTCCCCATAATAGGAGAGTGCTTTAATATAATTTTCCCATCTTGCGAAGCTACAATATTTTCATGCCTTGAAATAACTGCATCGGATAGAATTTCGCCACCATTTAATAAAGAATATACTTGAAATGGATGGACTTGAAATGTAATATCAAGATTACCTTCAAGAGGTGCATCAAACCTTATATATTTTACACCATTTCTTTTTGCCCATACTGAATCAGAAGTAAATCCATATGTATTTGTATTACAATAATCAACACGCATTACAGGAGCTTTTGTATAATAATCTCGGATGTCTAAATCGCAACACATACGATTTGCCATATTTTTGTCCATGATTATTTACCTCATTACTTTCCTGTATCTGATATATCTTTTTCATTTTGTTTAATAATATCCCTCAATGTTGGGAGTGCGTTATCAATCTGTTCATCAATCCATTTAACAAGTTCCTCTTGATTTACAACTTTTGCAAGAATAGGATATTCCTTATAAATCTCACTGATTACTTCACTACGCTTGATACTTCCTGCCTTTTCCCATTCAGCATAATCTTTCTCTGCTTGAGTAATCAGTTTTAAGATATTTTCGGAAATCTGTTTCTTAGCAATTTCAATTTTCTTGTTTGTGGAGAGTTTTGAATATGATTCAATTTTCTTCCATAAAGCTAAAGCCAAACCAACGATAACTAAGATAGTAGTCCAATTATCATTGATTAAAGATAAGAAGTTTTTGATACCATTTAAAATATCCATATGCATCCTCCTTGTGTTATTTATTATCCAACAGCACTATCACTGTCAGTGTCAGTTTGTTCATCAACGGTGGAAGAGTAGTCTGCTTGTTGTGACATAGCCATATCATATGTAATGCCTCCTGCCATGTTCTCCTTACTAGCTTTTGCATAATACGCAATGATCGTAGGAATCAATGTACAAGGAACACCAATTAATGCGTACATATAACTTGTATCACCTGTAGTAATAGCCATATATTCGCTAAAACAAAGTATTTGAATACAAATTATGAATACAATAAAAAGCACAATTTTACTCGTACTTGGTTTCTTGAACTTTGGGAATCTACTCTTTTTCATCCGATGAAGTTTCCGTTTCATCGTAATATTTTTATTACGTTCTTTTATTTTTGCTTCTTTCTGTTTATATTCTTGTTCTGTCATTCTGCTTTATCCTCGTCTTTACGACATAAGAAGTCCATTAAGGCAAACATATCCTTTGGAGTTAATACATCATATTTTGAATCATCATAGTCAAATATAGACTCATCAATGTAAAATCTTCCTACTTCAACCTCAAGAGAGAGTAAGTCATTGATTTCCTCATACATCTTATTGGCAACATCTTTATCATCAAGTTCTGGAATACCAGATTTATTTACAACCACTTGTCCTTCTTTATCTTTCTTAAAGTGGTCTGAATAAGATTCATATGTTTTTTGCAGAGCATCGGTATAATCCTTATATTCTTTATTAAAATAATTCTGATTTTTAATGATAGCGAAACTAATTTTTGCAGGCAATTTCATATCACCAAACTTATTTAGAAAGTTAATTACATTAATGATTTCAATATTTCTATATTTCATATTTTCTTCTCCTTGATTTTGGGTATAATAAAACAGACTACAGAAATTAATCCATAGTCTGTCATTGTATTTTATGTGATTATATTCTATTTAGCAGTATCTACTAAGCTGTAGACATAGGTTTCAAACTCTGTGAAATCTTTCAGAACTGATTCTTTATTAGCTTTGAATGCTTCGCCATCTTGAATAGATTTGTTAATAGAAACGTCACCATTTTTACTTACAGATGCGTTTGCGTAAGCAACATTCTTTTGATTTTCTGCTTCACCAACATAAATATTTGCACTTACATTAGTTGTTGTATTAATTTTAATCATGCTAATTCCTCCAATTTTTGTTTTATGATTGCAATTTCTCCTTGTAATGAGAGAATAGTGTTTTTGAGTTTTTGATTTTCTTGTGTGAGAGAATCAATACGATGATGGGCTTTCTGAGTCATATGAGTATTGAGAGAGATAAACTCAAGATAATTCATTGAATATTCATCAGTACGTCCAACAAAATTAGGCTTATCTAAAATAGATTTTGTAACCAAACTATATTCTTCTGAATTAAAGTTATTTTCATTTAAATGTCTTTCTGTTTCTCTTGCACCAAATCCAAAATGTATTTTAGAGGCTTCTTTATCACCTGGACGTTGTTTGAATTTATATCGAATTGGATTTAAAGACATATAAAATTTATCAATAGATGGGAAATTAGTAATGCTTTTGATATTTTCTTTTATATACTCATCAGAACCAGTATTTATACCATTAGACGCATAAACATATTTCCATCTATGTCCACTACTACCGCATGAATATGAACCATCACCATCTGGATACATTGTTGATGAACCAACTGTAACATCAAATGATCCTGTTAAATGATCATGTGTATGATTTAAGGGGGCATAATTCCCACCACCAGAACTTGTTGGTAAAGTAACTGAGCTTAATTGAGAACCGTTATAATTTTTTAAATATAATGTACTTCCTGAAATACTTAATGTATCACCAAATGCACCTTTAACCCAACTTGTAGTAGCATATCCAGAAAGAGATTGATGCTGAGTTAAATATCCTTTTCCAGTTACCCAATCTTGTGTTGCAAGGTTATAATTTGTAAATCCAGAACTACGTGTAACTCCATCAATTTTAAGACTAATTGAACCTCCACCTGTAGAAATCTTATTTCCATATTCATCATAGTAATTCTTAGCATATACAGCATTCCAAGGCGCATCTGTGCTTCCGAGGTTACAAGTGCCACCTTTTTCCAATGAATATGTATCAACATCTGTATAATTAGTTGATGTTTTTAATTTATATGGAGTCAATGCGGGTGTACCATCGTTATTAATTGCAATCCACATATTATGATTACTATTCATAATTACAGTATGACAATGACCAAATCCTTTATAATCTACAGGAGAACTGTTATTTAACTTAGAATGGGAATGTGATCGTGCAGCAATCCCTAAATCAGATAATGTATTATTTCCGCTTGCCAACGTATGTCCGTTAATACCTGGCTTATTAGTGAGAGAACCATAACTAGATGCATTGCCACCTTCGGTATTATTGCCATCTCTATATCCAACATTTCCACTACTATCAATAACAAGATATCTAGTTGAAGATTTTGCGGATATTCCAGAGAATCTAACTGTATCTCCGTTTGCATACAGATTTTTAGTCCAAACTTGCATCCATTTATGACTTTTTGTTCCAAGTTTAATTGTTTCATCGTAAGTCAATGCACTATCATTTACATCGCCTGGAATGAAACATAATCCGCTATCATTAGCAATTTGTAGTCTAACAGATGCTGGCATATCATTCCTTATTGTTGTAAACTCAATATATGTTGTATCTTGGTCAGTAACACAATTTACAGAAGAGTAATTATTTTGGCGATTGCTTGTATTAAAATACTGAGAAGCCATAATAGATTTTCGGATAAATTTATAATTACTATATGATGAATCTAAAAATTCCATCCATGCTTTGCCATCATGACCCATATATAAATCAGCATATCCTGCACTTGGATTCCATTCATATTCATTCGTGTCACACCATATTACCTTTGATGCCTTATTTTTCCCATCAACATATATATTATAGGTATCTTTTGCATAAATTGAAGTAGCATTAATATCACCTGTAATAGTTACACCATTCGCACTTAACTTTCCACTTGAATCAACAGAAAAATTGTTTCCATATGATAAAGATGATGGACTAATTGTTGAAAAACTACTTGACAATATATTATTTGCAAGCGTAAATCCACCAATTTTACCACTCTGAATATCTACGTCAGTAAAAATACCAGAAGTAGCAGTAATCGCACCAGTAATTTCCGCACCTGTAGCTTTTAGCTTACCGTCTGGTGTAATCTCAGCAGAATATTGACTTCCATTCTGCGTAATCATTAAATGTCCACCTTTGATATTTGGTGAAATTACCCACTCACTGTTAATCTGAGTATAGCCTACATTATTTTTAAATTCATTTAACGCTGAATTGTCTGTATAGCTGTTTTTCTTTTGCCAATCATCAATACTAAATGAAGTTCCATCAGCTTTGGGATTTATACAAGTAAGGATTTCATTTCTATATTCATTTGGATGTTCTGCATCAATATATATACCATTTTCACCAACAAACCATAAATCCCCTTTGTTATAAGGTGTTTTTGGATTATCAGTAAATATCTGTGCTTTTTTATCAATAGTATTCCAAACTTCATCTGGTATATTCCCTGAAACAGCATCCCATTTTGAACCAGTATACATGAATGTTTCATTTGTAGAAGTGTTATACCATAAATCACCAATATGTTTAGTCTTATCTGCATCAGTCCAAGAAAGAGAAGGATCTTCACTTTGTCTATATGTTTCGATTTTCCCATCTATCTGATTTTGGATATTTCCAATATCTGTTTTATATGTGTTATTTAAAAATGTAGATAAGCTAGAATCATCTGTATATTTATTTCTCTTTTCCCATTCAGTAGAATCGAAATTTCCAGTGGCTCTTGCCCTTACACAAGTCATAATATCTGATGTTTCATTGTTAAACCATAAATCACCAACATTATAAGGTGGGATAGGTTGCACAATAAATATCTGTGCCTTCCCATCAATTTTATCAAACACATCATCTGGTGGATTAGTTTTAGTTTCTTCCCATCCATTTACACCATAAATATAGGTTTTCTGATTTTGGGTATCATACCATAAGTCACCTTGGTGTCCTTTTTTATCAGCAGTCGTTTTCCAATCAACTGATGGATCGGTTCCTTGATACCATGTCTCTGCTTTCTTATCATTTTGCTTTTCAAGATCAACAATTTTATCTGAAAATTCTTTTTGTAAAGTACCCATAAGAGTATCAAGAGTATCTTTTACAACGACATTTTCTGTCCCTGTGACACTATCCCATGCGATAGAAGCGTTTCCTGCTAATCTGATATTTCCATTATCATCAATGTATAACTGTCTTTCGTAAGTTACGTTACCTTCATCATCTGTAATTTCCTTACGAATTGTAAATACATTTTTGTTCATCGTATTGGTAGTTACAATGATTCCATCTTTAGCCATTTCAATAGACTTTTCTTCATTGTAAATACCCACTTCACTTGTAAGGATTAAATTACTCACAAGAGTATCAGCGATAACACCATAAGACTCCTTATATGTCTTATCTTTTGGATCATAATAAATAAAATTGCCAATACCAGCTCTTGCAGTCTTCCAATTATCGTCAGTGATATAAATTCCATGATTAATAATTTTTAACTGTGAATCTGTATAATCAGAAATAATATCATCATACTCACGACATAATAATCCATGCTCATCCCATGTGATATCCTGGTTATCTGCATTACTAACGATTTTTGTATTTGTCATACTTAAACCTTTAGCAATCATTTCGTTCATTTTATTCTTAAAATTAGTGTTGATAGTAGATTGTCTAACTACACCACTATAAGATGTAGCCATTTTTGAAGAATTTGCAAGAATACTTTCCAAATCAGTCATTCCGTCTGGCGTAGAAATAACATCAGAAAATGTTACACTGATATTTTGTGTATCAGCAAAATCAATTTCATATTCGACAATTCTTAATTGATATACTTTATCGTCAATTCCAACACAAATCCAATTGCCGTTTTTAAAGTTATTTGTCACAGGTTCAAATTCTTTCATTCGTAAGAAATTCTTAATTGTTCCTGTGATAGAATGTTGGAGAGTAGCAGATTTAAATAATTCTTTTGTAGCAACTGTAATAAACTCAATTGCGTTTTTCAGTAAGTCTGTATTGTTGAGTCCATCGGAAATGTAATTATCGTTAGAAAACTTATCCATACGAATAAATGAACTAAATTCTTTATATAAATCAATTCCAATGTAGTTTTTAAAATTCAGCGCATCTTGTACTTCTGTGATAATTCTTTCAATTTCAATTTGAATACCATCTTGCACAAGTTGATTTTGATTATTATATTTTCCTTCAACAGTATACAATTCATCTTCACGTACTTTAATCTCATCTTGAATTGCATTCATCTTATTATAATAAGGAATATATACATTCTCATACAGGACTTTTGTATTGATTCCATATATGCTTGATGTACTGTTTGAAGAAATTCCTTGTTGTACCATCATATCAATACAAGACTGACAACACTTTTGGAATATTTGCAATGTATTTAAACAATATTTTTTCAACTGTGATTTAAATACAGTCATATCTTGTTTGAATAATCCTACGATATCATAATAGTTTTCATCTGAACGAGCAAGAATAGAATCTATACGTTGTTTTACATATGATTCATAGTTTTCATTGATGCTAATTGATACAAATTGAGAAGTGAATTTATCATCTTTATCAGCATAATTCTCTAAGTTAAACTTACCCTTCCATACATTATTAGACAATGTAGTATTTGTAACTGTAACTTTGAAAACACCTTTGACAATAGATTGTGCCAACATAACCATAATATTATCAGCAGTAGACACAGAAAGATTTTTAAGAGAAGTAGTAGAAGCAGAAGATGGGAGATTAGCCATCAAATATTCGCCTTGTGATTTTGCGTTATTATCTGGTTTATCGACTGGTGGCATTAACTTATTTCTTAAAAGTTGCACCATATCAATTGTATCAAAATAAATACGCATCAACTTTGGATATCCAACAATAGGATTCTTAATCTCTGTATCTTTTAAATTTTCTTCATAAGTTTTATATTTATTTACAAGTGCATTATAATTTGTCACAAAAGAATCATTTATAGTAAAATTATAATCAGATTGATACTTTTCATATAAGGCATCATAAGACTTTAATTTTTCTTGCAATTCTGGTGACATTTCTTCTCTCATTGCGTCTGGGAAGTAGTAGATATAATCTGTCCCGTTAGGATTACATGAACGAATAGCAGCTGTCATTAAATCATCACCTGCTTCAAGTTTCATGCAGTTCTTTACAGAATCAGTATCAACAGAATATGTAATCTCATCGGCAAGATTATCCCTTGAGATAAATACATTTGTATATTCTCCATATCCTAATATGATATTTGTGCTTCCACATTTAGGGCATTTATGAACAAACGTATCTCTATTCCCACAATCTACACAATTTGCTTCCAAATCATATACAGAAATTGTTCTTTCTGGTTTTCCATTCTCATCAGAACCACACCCAAATATAAATAAACAATCAAGTTCTTCTGAAACTTCTTGAAGTGCATCATAAATTGATGTATCATCAAAAGTAAAAGTTCTTTGTAAGTTCATCAAACTTTTATCAATATGCTTGACTTTATAATGTGGTGCTTTATCGGTAAGCAATCTATCCATTAATGAAGCTTCTGGATGATCTGGATTATAAAATGTTGTAGGAATTTTGTAGTCTTCTCTAGCGATATCTGTTTCAGTATTAATCTCGATTCCATATAACATAATTTGAGATAATTCGGCTTCACCTAAAGTCTTACCAGAAATATTCTTAATATTTTCATCTTCTTCATTTACTTCTACGGTAATTTCATACCACATATCCCACTCAGGAATCCAAACTAATTTAAAATCTTTGATATCATTCCAACATTTAATGATGTTGTCATTCATTTTCTTATGTGCAGCAAATGTAATATCTGACGCTTCTTTCATGGAATGTTTTGCAACAATATTATCTACGTTTACAATATTGCCAAGTTTATCTCCATTTTTCTTAGCGAGAACAAAACTAATATCCTCTACGTTGCCAGAGGTGTCCATTCTTAATTTATGTACGTTCATTCTTAAAGTCCAACTCCTTTCGCAACAGGATAGTATTTAATTGTAATTTCACATGGGATATTTACAGAAATGATATTTTGATTATTCTCATAAGAGTTTGCAATTCTAAAGAATACAAAATTAAAATCATTATATAATTTATGAGATGAGAGAGAAGTAGATATGTTTAAATTCTCATCAACAGAAATAACCTCATTTGTAGAACAATTCTTAATTATTGTTGTACGGTTTTCGATAGAATTTGTAATTTTTAAATCACCACTTGAAAGACATTTAATTTGTATATCAGGATAAATATATCCTATATCATCTGATTCATCTATGATAGGGAATTGTTCATTTGCATTAAATGTATGTGTGATTGTTTTACAATCCTGTGTCGCAAATGGTTTACCCATTGTAAATGTCAATTCAAAGCCAATTACTTGTCCACAAAATTCAATTGCTTTAATATTAAAACTTCCTTTAAATAGCATAGTTTGATTTTCAGATGTGATTATTTTTAAAATGTGAAACCCATCGTTTCTATTAAGCCATCTATACACAAAACGTTGTTCATCAGTGGTGAAATATTTGTTTCCCCGATTTAATTGCATATAAGGATCTTTACAAATTTGAAAAGTAAATTCACCTGCTTCATCATATCCAGAATTAACCAAGACAAATTCTTTTCCATTTCTCATAGATGTTACGTCAAAATTTATCTTAGAACCATAATCTACTGTTTCATCATCGCTTGAATCAAATGAACAAACTACAATTCCTTTGCTTGAAGCTAAAGTTCCATCATATTCAAAATCTAATACTTTCATACTTCACCACCTTTACCATTTATTTTCTATTTATCTAACAAGCCATCTGGCAAGTTTATATTTCCATGTATCACCTTTATTAATCGCAAGTGTAATTTCTTTCATCAGTTTTACATCTTGAATAAGTAGTTCATACTGTGTTTTAACTTTTACAGTTTCAATAAAAAGTTCATTCCACTGATGTTTCAAATCTTTAAGATATTTTTTATCCATATCAGATATTTGAGCAGATTCATTCTGCTCTATATCTTTTACTTTTTCCTGCAATTTTTGAATCTTATTTTGTTGTTGTTTTGCAACATCTTGTTTTATACTTTTATCAAGTAAATCTTGTACAGTTTTATCTGACATTTAATTACCTCTTTCCATATAAAAAGAGACTACCAATCATAGATAGTCTCTTAATTGTAAAATTTGTCGAATTATAATTGACACAAATATATTCATTTTATATAATATACTGTAAGACAGATTCCACGTTCTAATTCTAAAGGCTAGTTGGGATGGTTGTTAGCGGTCTGAGTCACGTCAGAACAGTGATGTTCTGTTTATATAGATATCCTCATGACTTCATGTTGGAAATAACTTACAAAGGAGGATATAGTGTGATTCTTGATACTATGTATAAAATAGGAATCCAAATCATAAGCGGTGTTATTGCTGGTTGTGTACTGGATTTTCTAAGATATTATAGATGCAAAAACGACCGCCATAATCCAAATAGCGATCGTTAATGCGTTGAATAATTAAATTTATTTAGCCTTTAACCTTCCAAAGTTTGGCTCAAACCGTCTAACGGAATCTGTCTTTTTCTTATATTCGTTATCTTACAACAAATTTAAATCGTTGTAAAGAGTTTCTGGTCAATTTCTTATATTATATATTTTATGTCAATTTTTAATGAGAACTACTCCGATGAAAGAGTAGTTCCCTAAAATTAAACTCTATACTTATATTTGGCTAATGAACTTCCACCTCTGATTCGATCAATCGTCATTGCTTTAATAGCTTTCTCAATGTCCTTGTTTGTTGTGAGTTCATGTAATAAATCATTTGCATTTTGTACGTTAGGCATATTACACTGAATTGTAACACCACCAACATCAACACTACTAGAATTATCAATATTCTTCACACCAAACTTCTCACCATCACTATAATCACTCAAGAATGAACCAGGATTACCCATGAAGTCCCATAAGTTCTTAGTCATATCTGCATTTAGTACAGACACATCTCTACTTAATGGAGTTAGAATACTACCATCATTTCTGACAATAGCTTCTTCACCTTGTTCCTGTGTCCAAGCTAACTGGTCATTCGGAACTCTCATGATGCCAGAAGCATAGCCTTTCAACTGATTAAGTTTTACCCAACCAAGTTCAGTACCATCCGTAGCATCAATAGCATATGGATATTTAGAACCTTTATTGATTCGTGTAATCTTAACTTTCTTGCCAAGATACATATTACCAGACGCACCAGAACCATCAGATGCTTCATAATATCTACCAGAAGAGAAAGTAACTTTATCGCCTACTTCGGCTTTACCGTTACCCATCTTCTTATTGTCATTCTTATTTGGCTTTTTCTTTGGTTCATCAGGATCAACCAGCACAGCGTCCTTAATAGAATCCTTATCACTAACTTTTGGTGGATCTGGTGTTGGATTCCCTTCTGCAACGTTATCTTTATCTGGTTTTTGCTCTACTTCTTCAAGAACTCCTTCTGTTTTAGTAGGTTGTTGTAGCATCTGGTCTGCTTTAGCAATCCATTTTTCAGCCATAGCATTAATAGCATCAATCATGTCTTTCTGTCGATCATAGACATTTCCAATAGCAGTTGTAATACCTGTAAATCTGGTTTCAAACTTACCATCATATAGAGAAAGAGCCTGACTCTGACTTGTCCAGATGGTCTGCATCTCACCAGATAATGTATATCCAACATTCTTAGATTCTGTCTGTAATGTCTGAGAAATATTAGATGAATTACTATTGATACTTGCGATAGCATCAGAAATCAGTACGTCAACATTATCCATTCTGTCATCAAGAGCTTTCTTGTAGTCCTGCTTGAGTTCATCAAGAAGTTTCTTCTGGTCAGAAATATATTTGTCATACTGAGTTTCTTCCATATCATCCTGTGCAGATTTCAAATCCTCTTTGAGTTTCTGTAACTTCGCTTTATTTTCTTCGGAATTATCACCTTGCAGAGAAGATAACTGTTTCTGTAGAGAAGCAATCTTTTCTGACTGTTCACCAATTTTCTTTCTGTACTCGTATAAAGATTTTTCACTTTCAAGGCAATCAAGATACTTGTCAATCAAATCATCCAGAGCATCCAACTGTTTATCAATACCGTCCTGAATCAAATCCTTGATAGAATCCTTTTCATTTTCAGCAGATAAAATAGCTTGTTGCTGTGCGTCAATCAGTTCATTCTTACGATCAATGAGTTTCTGATTGTTAGGATCATTCGCAAGTTCCTCACTGATTTTCAACATTTCTTCCTTATATTTATCTGCTTGCGCCATATAAGTATTATAGTTGACACCATGCAATCCCATAGTAGCAAGACCTTGTTCTGTCATCTTGCCATCTTTGTCATACATATCCTTATGGCTCATAAGGTCAATAAGAAAATCTGACTCACTGGTAATACGACCGATGGCTTCCTGCAACTGGTCAAACTGTTCCCATTTAAGGTCACGGATTGACGCTTGGAACTCAACCACTTTGTTTTGTGCTTCTTTCAAACTAATCGCAACTTGGTCAATCTCATTCTGCATCTCATAGTATTCTTCCGTACCTTCTACAATCGTACCATCCTGTACTGCCTGTGCAAAATTACGTTTCATTGCGATATACTTTTGAGACAGATTGTCAACAATTTTCTGTTGCTGTCCAATCTCTGCTTCGTAGAATTTCGTACTCAGATTGTAACCCTGTGTCTGCATCCTATCCATGTATGCTTCATACATAGAGTTCCTGTTTTCCCATTGAGAAGTAAAGGAATCATAATAGTTTGCAATATTCTCAAGTTTCTTTTTTGCATTCTCTACGATAGACTGTGCGTATTCTGCCTGAGATTGTGCTGCTTCGCTTGTTGCTTTATCCAAAGCTTCCTGTTCAATCCGAAGTTTCTTGCTTAAATCAGCAGATTTCTTGACTTTTTCATTATAGTCTTGAATCCATTTCAGTACTTTTGGATCAGTGATACCTTTTGTACTTACTGTTTTACCTGCCTTTAATGCCTTTTGTTGAGTTTTATTCAACTTAGACATAGCAGATTTATTGTTCAGAATTTTATTCTGAGATTTCGTTTTATCAGCATCAGCAGTATCATACTTGCTTTTTGCTTTCATGTAGCTATCACGAGTCTCTTTTAAAGCTTTCTGACGATGTTTGTTCTGTTCCTTGAGATTCTTAGTTTCCTGTGTAAGAAGCATATTCTGGTATACATATGATTTCTTACCTTTTGTTGTCGCAAGAATCTGTTGTTCCTTAGTAGAACCTGAATATAACTTATCTTTATTTTTCTGAGCCTTTGTCAGATCATTCAAGGCTTTTTCGTCTGCTTTCTTAGCGTTGTCATATACTTTCTGTGCAGAAGCTTTCTCTTTTGCATCAGTGTTATATGCCTGTGCCGTAGACTTCAATATATTTGACATTCCAGAAGTCTTAACAGTTTTACCTGCCTTAACCTTGGAAGCAATAGTATTACCTTGTTTTAAAGAACTGTTATATGATTTCGCATATTTCAGTGCAGAACCTTTCAGTCCCTTTGTATTAACTGCTTTACCTTCACGAACTGCCTGCGCAATTGCATTATAAGTAGCCTTATTTGCACTAGACTTTGCGGCATTTTTCAGTTTCTTGCCTATGGATTTTGTCTGTTTCTCACTTGTCTTGATAAGTGTATTTCCTGTAGACTCTGCATCAACCGTAGCAGATTTTAAAGTCTTACTTGCTTTAGCACGAGTTTTCTTAGTTGCATTTCTAGCAGTTTCAGCCTTATCAAGCTTCTTCTGTGCATTACCAAGACCAGGAATGTCAACCTTAATCTGATTCTGCATTGCTTTGATTGCAGATCCACCCAGAGAAACAGTATCAGAAACAGCATTGAGAGATTCAAGTTTAGTCTTCAATCTATCAATCTTTTTCTCTGCCTTTTCCGTAGGCATATTTACGATTGTTTCATATAATTCCAGAAGTTTGTTGTTTAACTCCTGAACTGTATCTTTACAATCTTGCGCAGAGTTATAATAAGTTTGAAAACTTTTAATATCTTTTGCTAACTGTTTACCAGAGTCAGAAGATGTGTCAATTTCCTCAATTGAGAATGTACCATTGATTACCTTATTCTTATAGTCGTCACTAATGTCAATAGAATTAGCTTTGTTCATATAAGCAGTATATCCCTGTTCATTCGCCTTGAGTTGCTTTTCAACTGCTTTAACCTGTCTCTTGAGAAGTACAGTTTTGAAAGCAGAAGATATATAGTCCGTAATCTGATTAGAAATATGTTCTACTGCTTCGGAGAATTTCTTAAGTTTTGTCTCTACCCAGTTAAAAGTTTCTGTGGAATCAGACTTTGCTTTTGTATTTTTCTCTGTCTCATTTGTATTTCTGGCAACTGCACCAGAATTGGCGTTATAAGATTGTTGAGATGATGAACCACCACTGGATGAAACCGATGTTTTATTGGATAATCCACCACCGAATCCACCCCATCCAGAACCACCATCAAAAGCATGAGTAAGAGAAATATCACTAAGACTTCCCTGTGCATATGCTCTAGCATGACCTGGTGTTGCACCACGTTTCAATAAATCCTCTGTTTGAGAAGCAGAGAAAATAATGTCACCTTTTTTAAGATTCTCAAGATGCGCACCACCAGGAATCAAACTCCATTGTCCGTCACGTACAATAGATTCTGTTCCTACTTCATTTACAAGAGCTTTTTCATCTCTTGGTAATGAAACATGACCACCTGCATAAGCAGATAAATCAGTAAGACTACCTTGCGCATATGCTCTGGATTGACCAAATGTACCAGCGGCTTTGCCTGGTTTAGCAACACTTCCTAATGTATAGTTAATTACACCAGTAGCAACCATACCAGTAGGAGTAGCGACATTACCTAAATTATAATTAATGATACCTGTTGAGACAGTTCCATCTGCCTTTTCGACATCACCTTTTTTATAATTGATAATGCCTTGGGAAGTAGTACCATCGGCTTTCTCAACATTACCTTTTTTATAATTAATAACTCCTTGGGAAGTTGCGTTTGGCTTATTCGTTACTTTTGCACTTACACTAACTTCTTTCTGTGATGGTTGTACATCAACTTTTACAGGTTTAGCAGTAACTTCAACTTCTTTTGGATCAGGCGTAACCTTTACAGTAGTATCTTTTGCTTTAACTTCTACTTCACTATCACTATCTGGTTTAATATGAGCATTAAGTGTAATATCCTTGCCACCTGCATTAAGGCTATCAACTTTACTTTGAATATTATCTAAGTCTTGCTGATTATTAACCGTAACGTCAACAGTAGTAGGAGTATTATCTGGGATTTGCTCAAGACCACTTTCGAGAGATTCTACTTCACTTTCTCCACTGACAGTGGCAGTAATAGTAGTAGTCATACCTTGCTGAATAGAAGAGCATTGGTCAACAAAAGATGCAACGCTATCTTCGCCAGAAACATCTGCATTAATAGAAACTGTACTGTCACCTAAATTATCATAGGTTTGTTTTGTTTCTTCTGCATCTGTCTTAGCTTGTTTAACCTCAGAATCATCTACTTCTGGTTTGATAATTCCCATAGACTCAAGAACTTGTCCAAGCAATCCTGCTTCTTCACTCGTAAGACCAAGAGATTGACAGATGTTATCTAACGCTTGTTCCGCAGGTCTTAATTCATCACTGTCATAAGCACCATCAAATAAATCAATGCCTTTGATTTGTTCTGAATTATATTCCTGTAAAGTTTTAATAGAATCTGATAATGTCTGGTTATTATCTTTATTTGCCTGTTGCACTTTGTCTACTGCGCTTGCGTAAGCATCAGCAGAAGCAGTATCTTCGCCAAAATCAGGTGTAACAGGATTTTCAATAGTTGCATTTTGTAATGCGTCAGAGTATGCTTTTGCAGCTTGCTCAGCTTGCTGTTGAAGGGTAGAAGAATCAAGTCCATAACTCTGACCTAATTGGTCAATCTGTGACTGCATATAATCAGCAACCGATTGAGTATTGTCACCGTATTCATTACTCTTTAAAATACGTTCACGTTCATCAGCAAGTGTTTTCATCTGATTCTTAGCAGTTTCAAGTTCACGATTATAATTCTCTGCTGTATGAGAAGCTACTTCTTTTAGATTCGTACCAAGTTCATCAATATCTTGTTTATATCCAGAAACTTCCTTCTCTGCTTGCTCAATAGCGGTAGTATTAGTAGGATCGTTTTTCTTTAAATCTTCAAGTCTAGCTTCTGACTCTGCAAGATTGGAGTAAGCATCTGATAATTTTAGAACACCATCTTCTGCATCAGAAATGACATTATTATGGAATCCATAGTCTTCAAGTCTACCAAACATATTGGACATGAAGTCTTTACCCATACCCATTTGTTTAGCAGCTTCTGCCATATCTTTTACGTTATATGACCATTGTTGAGATTCTTCATTGAAATCTGCAAGACCTTTAGAAGATAAGTCATTTAAGAATGCCTTTACGCCAGATTCATCCTCTGTAAGATAACGTGCTGCTTTAGAATAGTTTTCGGCAAAGTTTACATCATCTGTTGCACCAGATGGAGAGATAAGTTTTGCAAATGATTTAAAATCATCTGTTCCAATAAGTCCTTTGTCCCACACTTCTTTAGCCGTTTTAAGACCAGAAACCATATTGTCGTACTTATCACCTGCATTAGCGGTAGATTGTGCTTGTTGCCACTGACCATAATCAGAGAAGAGTTCTTGTTGTTGTTTATAAAGAGCGTGATACTGTGACTGTGCTTGTTGTAATGCAGACAAATCCGCAAACATAGATTTTAATTTATCTTGTTCTGTCTTATATGCATCTGTGCCTTTAGTTTGAGCTTGCACGACATCGTTTTGCTCTGCAATAGCTTTAGTCTGTTCTTCTATAGAACGTGTAAAGTCATTTGCTTTAATATCATGCTGAACTGCTAAAAGACTTGATAATGCTTTAGTATTTAATTTCACTCCACTTGCAGTGTTTTTAAATAATGCAGCACTATCAAAATTATCAATGTCAGAGAACATACCGCCCATAGAGGTAATTGTATCAGCAGTTAATCCCGTAGCAGATGAAGCTTCACTTGTTGCAGATTGTAATGTAGATAAATTTGCTGTAGTATCAGCAACTACTTGTTTCATTGCATCAAGGGAAAGGTCTTTTTCTGAAAGAGTTTGCTTTGTCTCTGCAATACGTTTCTGTAATTCATCAAATGTATTAAATGCTTCGCCATCATCTATTACAAGATTATATGCAATATCCCTATCGCCATTTGTTAATGTTCCGAGATCAAGCTTTGTAATTTTTGACTTTGCATCTTTGAATTTATTTGATAATGTTTCTATTTGATTATTATTGTCATCAATAATATCTTGAAGTCCAAAATTCTTTTTCCATTGGTCTTGAAGTTTTTTGTCATTGGGAAAAATCTTCTCAAATGCACTATTGACTTGATTTGCATATTTACTTGCCGTAGATTTTGCTTCGTCAATATTTAATACATCAGATATTGCTTGCTGTTGATCTTTTGACAAGTTAGATAGTGGCATAATAAATTTATCATACATAAACTGTAAGGCATCACCATCATATTCTTTTGATAAAGATTCAATATCAAGATTTTTAAGATTTTTTAGTAAATTAGTTTTCAAATTAGAATCAAGTTTATCAAAAGAATCCGTTGTCTGTAAATATTGACCAAGAGAATCTGTCATCCCTTTCCATTGATCTTGAATTAATGCAGTCGTAGATGCAGATTTTGATTCCATTTCTGATGCTTTGGCAGAAAATTTATTTGAAAGATCATCAGAAAAAGATGCGATTTCTTTTCCAACTTGTTGAAGTTGTTCTTTTGTGACATCTGGATCTGATATATATAAATCTGATGTGCTATATGGATTTCCATTCTTATCTGTTAAGCTTGGATCGCTACTAATTATATCATAAGAGATTTTGTTTTTATCAAAGATATCAGAAATACGATCCATATAATCGCCATATTTATCTCCAAGTTCTCTTGAATCAAGATGTATAGATTGATTTTCAATAAAATCATTTAATTTTGAATCAGTTAAGACAAAATCATAAGCACTTGATGATTTTTTTCTGTATTCTTTAGCCTTTTCATCATATTCATCGACTTGTTTCTGATATTTATCAACCTGTGTCGAAACGCCTTTAAATGCTTGTTGTAATTCATCTCCAATTTTAACATTAGCAGACAACATAGAAGATGAGTATAGATCTTGGATACTTTTTGCTGCATTTTTAGCATTAGTCCCAAGATTAAGCATAGCATTTCCTTGAGCGTCTGTTCCAGATTGAAGCTGTGGATATAGCGTTGCTAATTGACTTGATATGTCAAGATATGTTTGATAATCTTCATCTGATAGTCCAATATTAGCGTTTGTCTTTTTATCAACACCCTTTGACAACTCTGTATATTTAGTTGCAACAGATTGAATAGCATCACCTGTACTTGTAATTTGCTGATTGGTCGAAGCAAATGATTGACCTAATGTATTGAGGGTTGTTTTGCCTTTGGAAAATTCATTAAATGTGTCTGAAATTGTTTGTTGTGATTTCTTTCCATTATCAATGGCAATTTGGTCACGATTAACCCAGTCACTAATTCCACCTATAACCCATTCTAATCCTTTTGAAACAACAAAATTTAAAGCCATGTTTCCAGCCATACTTAAAGCAGTACTACCAACAGACTTTAATCCACCAATAAGTTTTTGAGTAAGAGTTGTGTCTTGTACAGCGGCTTCACCGTTTTGAATTATTATTCGGTTCAAATCTTCTAAACTTGCTTTTGCATCACCACCTGCATCCGCAACACCATTCATATGTTTTGTAAGTTTCTTTAAGTTTGATCCGTATGCAGCTCTTACGCTATCTGGCATCTGAACATTATCCCAAAAACCTTCTTGTATTTTTCCACCACTAGCATAAATCTGATTCATGGAAGATAATACGCCTTTTAATGCATTTACATTACTTTTTTGAGTTCTATAACCTTTTATTCCGTTTATTATCTACGATGTAATACATATTTTGTTATTGGGAATTTTTAACAAAATACTGTGGAAATTATTACTCAAATATGATAAAATATTACATTAAAGGAGATATTACATATATGAAAAGAAAGTTTACAATAGGAATTTTAATTGGCACAGTGATATTATCAGGATGCGGATCGTCAAATGATCAAATAAATATAGCAGAATGGATGTTTTCAGATAATCTTAATCCATATGAATGTGAAAATACTTTAGGTAAGGCAGAAAAAGAAGATGGTAATGATTATACACGATTTTTCTGGAATAACTATAATATTTGTGATAAATACGATGGAACATTATCATTACTTTATTTTGACAAACAAGACGAATGGTCTTTAAATCCAGATAGGAACGCCTATTATTTTCAATGGAATACACAATGTGGTAATGATGAATATGAACACATTATAAATGATTTGAAAAATTATAAATATGTACAAAAATATACATCACTTCCTCCAAATGGGACGGATGAATCAAAGGAACAATATAAAAAGGAAAACGGAGAATGCTTTAATTTTACTACTGATTTTAATGATAAAAGCTATGATTCTTCTGATTCTGACAATAATAAAAAAGCATATTTTATCATTTCATCAAATTATAAAGATGGTATTTTAAAATTACAATGGGGCGTCAATCGTTCTTTTTCATTTTCTTAAATTCCAATAAAAGAGTAGGAGTTTATCATAATGGTTCAAGTTATAGTCTGTTTACTCATATTCGCATTTTTAGCTTTCTCTGCATATACACGAGGTGAATACGTTGGATGTTTAGCACCATTTTTAACTCTTATTGCTGCGATATTAGCATTTACAACCATAGTAGTAATACATTTTGGAATATTAAAAATATCAGGTGATAGTAAAATCTTAAAATGTATATTGTATATTATTTTTGCGGCAATCTGTGTTTGGCTTCAATTAAAATTCGGTGATAAAAAATGAATGCGGTTACAAATGGTGAAATTAAACATATCTACTATAAGAATCAATAACCTCAAATACTTCAAAAAGATTAAAATAATATTCTCTTAAATCAAACCAAATTACTGGAAGTAACAACATATAAATCACCTGCTTTCTATAAGGTGGATATAAAATAGAAGAGAACCAGGATTAAACTGGTTCTCTAAACTAAAGTCTTAATGCTTTCTCTTGTTCATCGAGTTCTTTTACAAAATCAATATGTTTTATTGATGGAGTTCTAAACGAAAATATAGTTTTCCCATTATTTGTCGTTACAGAAAAATCTCCGAATCTAATAATATCCATTCCAATGAGCAAATCACAGTCATATAAAGCTAATGCTTGCGCCCTTACATCTTTTATAGTCAATTTATTAGGCAACATTATATCAATACAATAAACATTTGTTTCCACTAATTCATTTGCTGTGCGCACATTTGTTTTCCCAATTGGAGTTAAGTGTAAATCATCAACAATCCTATGTGAAATACAAGTGTTTGTTGCTCCTGTGTCCCAAACAGCTTTCCATGTTAATGAGTGTTCTGATTGATCTGTACGAAAATCTGAATGAACTTGTACATCTGTTTGTAATTTAGATAATACTGTTGTACCTGTACAAGTAAATGCCCTTATTGTTCCCAACCTTTATTTATCTCCCTTTGATTACTCCTACCGTTACAATAGATGATGTGTAAGCTGCGGGAGTTCCATCACATTCTTGTATAATAAATGTTCCAATCTCATGCGTTTTTGCAGTAGTATGTATTGCTTCTGCAAATTCATTGTATGCACCAAGAATAGCCTTATCTTTAATCGCTAAGAATTTATGTCCATACCTTTTAAACAGATTGTTATATTCTTTTAGAAACCATTTAAAATCTTCATCACGCATACTGTCACCTCCCAAAGCTTTTCTTTTATTATATTATTATAAGACAAAGTATGATAAAATTCAACATATATAACAAGATATAATATGGGAACAAATCAATGGAAATTAGCCTTTAAAAATCACACCATATATATTGGCATCATCATTATTCATTCAAAAATACACAAAATAGCACACTATGAACTGTCATAATATGACAAAACATAGGTTCTTGATTTACAAATTGTAGAATAATGGTATAATTTACCATGTGGGATGCCACTAGCGTACGAGTGGCTTGTACGTACCCACATAGTAACTTATCAACCCATGCACTCTCATAAGAAAGTCGAGGTGCGCCCTATCAGAAGTTCATATAATTCTGGACGTTCTGTCCAACATTTTTCCACTTCTAACCAGAGTAGTGACTTAATCACTAGGGAGGAGGTGAGAAATGAGCAGAGCGAAAAAACAAAAGCAACACCAACATAAGCTTGCAGGGTCAACGATTAAATCAATTCTTTTATCAGGAGTAGTAGTCGTTGTTATCTGGATGCTTCTTCGGAATCATCCGACTTCCCTCAACGCAACTATTAATCTAAAAGAATTTTCAGCTGAGATTAATTGTGAGTTTGCAAGCGACTCATCAGTGAAGTAGAAATACAGATCTGATAGCATGGGTTTAATACCCCGTGTGAACTTTTATTTTCTATTTAAAAGACACTAAGGCAAACGCGTTGTCAAAGTGTCTTTTCTTTTTATATAATTACAATTCTCCAATGAGATTTATCTTTATATTGATTCTCAATCTCATCTAAAGACACCTTATCAAAATATCCATCATTATGTATCTGTACATACACACCAGAAACATCCAGTATCACCACATGAATTAAACTATCTGTCATTTCCACTATCATATTATGCTACCTCCAAATATCCATATTTACGAAGTAACTTTGTGATATATGAAATTCCATCTGGATAAATTCTTGTCTGTAAATGAGCAGATCCATCAGGAGCAATAGCAGGAATAGCAGTAAACTTACCTTTATGTACAGGTTTCTCATATGGAACATTATCATTGTTTTCATTCTTGAATAAAATTCCAACATTTCTTAAATAGGAGAATAATTTATATTCACCAATACCTATGAAATGTGCAACCTCATTCACGCTGAATGTTCCTTTTGAGTCCATGAGTAATTTCCAATCCTGTTCAGTAACCTCTAAGTCAATAATTCTCTTTTTCTGGTTAGCAATAATTTCATCCTTATGTTTGATTGTTTCATTTGCAATCTGAACAGCTCTGGCTAAAAATAATTCATTCGGCTCATCTTCTTTAATAGGAATGTAACCACCTGTTTTGCGAATCTGAGGAAGAACTTCTTTTGTCACCCATAATCTGAATTGTCTTGCATTCTTTGCTTTGGATTCTAATATTAAATCATAAAGAGCATCTTCTGTAATCCTAACATTATTGAAATCAGTATCTAAAGTAATTGGTGAAAAGTTGTCACCAAGTGACAACCCTTGAATATCAAGACTTTCACAAATATTTACGATTTTATCCTTGCGTAAATATTTCTTTCCTTTTGCTGTCTTAGTATATCCTAAATGCATACATACTTCATTTAAAAAGAATAGTATGGTATTATCAGATCCTACCTCAACTGTTAAGTTACCAAATTCGCTGTTGTTAAAAATTTTTAAATCATTCATAATTTACTTCTCCTATCTTGATTTTTTACAAGACATAGAGTAAAATGAATATGTCCGTTTTCAACGGGTATGTATGAGAATCGCTGTGATCTTGCCGGATGCTGCGGTTCTCATTGTTTATTCTCTTTCTAATATTTTATCTGTTATGAGTTTCAATCCTTCTCTGGTTAATTCAGCTTTAGATTTATTTGTTATCTCACAACATTTTACCAATAAATCATGTTCTTCATCAGTAAGACGAATAAACATTTTATGATTTCTTGGGTTATCAGAAAGAGGTCGTCCCATTTTTGAAGACATATAACACCAACTTTCTGTCTATCAATAAGTTACAAGTACATGATACTTTATGATAGACAAAAAGTCAATAGTAAATTTGAATAATAAAAAAGAAGATTAGTATATAAACTAATCTTCTTGTCATTTCCTTTTCAAATTAGATTTAATTTTCTCTATTGCATCTCGATTAAACAAATAACTACCTTTTGATGTTCCTCTAAAATCACTCTCAGGTAATTGTAACGATTTAGCAAGTCTAACCAAATATGCAGGAGTTATATCTAATTCTTTGGAAACTTCGGCTGTGATAAACACATCTCTTACGTCTGACATCTATATACCTCCTGTTGTTTACAGGTTTAAGTATATTACATCATAGATTGGATGTCAATACTTAAAACAAAACATTAATGTCTGAACTATATATAATTATTCATCATTATGTTGATTAAGTTGATAATAATAAAAATCTTTTGGATAACCTAAATCATCTAACATATCATCAATTATTTTATAAAGTTCTTGTAACTCTGGTGTAGATGCAGGTTCTTTTTTGAAAAGATTTAAAAGTCGCTTTATAGGATTTGAATTTAACATAATATCACCTACTTTCGTACAAGAGTTAGAATATAACAAAAGAAAAGTACAATAATTGTGATATAAGTGGGAACCGTGATTATAAATATTTTATAGAATATTCACCTGTTATTTTATCGTATTCAATATCAAACATAGGATAACCCAAATTTTCTCTTCTGGATTTAACTATTTTTTGAATTTCAAATATTTGAAAATAAACTTTTTTGAGATCATATCTTATAGCTGGCAGATTCATCATATATGACACCACCTTTCTGTGAGGATAAATTTATGAATTAAGCAAAATTTGATTGATCACTATAATCATAATCTTCATACTCACCTGTTTCTGAGTAAAATGTTTTGCCAAGCCAGTAGAGTAGACTTTCGATGATATAACATATGACATAAATAAGAAAATTACAAACATGTCCAACTATTGACCAAAATAATTTGCTTATTTTATTTTGGCTATTCAAGCGTTTATCACACAACCAAAATGCAATATTAGTTGAAATTTCTTCTATAACATTTGGATAAAAAATTGTGGCAATATAATGATACAATTTATAAAACTTTTTAAACATGCAATCACCTCGGAGATAAATTATGACATATAATGTTTAAATTTTTCATCATACTGTTTGTATTCACTAGTTTCAAGATAGAACTTTTTGCCAATCCAATATAATAGTTTTTCGCTACAAAATTGTTCAATATCTGAGAGAATCCAATATGTATGAAAAATAATAAACCAAAATAATTTACACAGTTTATTTTGGCTATCACAATATCTGTCACCAAACCAAAAAGCAATATCACAAACTTTTTGATCTACTACATCAGGATAGAAAGTTTCTGCTACATAATGGTACAATTTATAAAATCTTTTTGACAATATATCACCACCTTGAGGATAAAATAAATGTTTTCCATTCTTCAAAATTATAGAAAACAAAGTAATGATTTTGATACTTTAATAATACAAAAGAGACTACCGTTATGATAGTCTCTTTTGTATTTACCTATTTAAAGGTTCTTATTTTATTTGCTCATTTAAGAGTCCTTTTATATAAAAAAATCATAATTGAGATTATGCCATCTCAGGCTATTGTGATCATAAGTCTTCGAGCATGGAAGGCTATATAAAATGAAAGAGCCTAGCCAAATCTACTAGACTCTTTCGCAATTAAGTTTTGTTGCCAATTATCTTTAAAGATCAATTAAGTCTGTGCAAAATGTAGTAAAGCCCATCTCAATTAAGAGTGGGCTTTTTGCATGTAGTTATATTTAATAGCATTCGCTAAAAATATTAAAAAAGATTTATTGAGGTAAGTGTAAGAATAATTTCTTACAGATTATAAATAAAAGATAGATTTTACACATCGTTAAAAACTAGAAATCTATGAATAATATTTTAACGTCCCCTCAATTGTCAGCAAATACTAATAAGTAAATGCTGACTGGGGTGAATACTTCTATTTACAGTCAACTCTCTCCGAATAAAGAGCAATCGCTTACTTACCCAAAGTTATGTACACATCCCAGCCTGATCTGGCTTAGGGTGTTGTTCTAGGATGCTACGCTTAAAGAAAACAAATATTTTGTCGTTAATATTTCATACGGGGATTATTCGGAACCCAACCCCATTGCTGTTCTTTCTTATAAGTAAAGGTTTCTATTCGACATGTTAAGACTTCTTTACTTCCAATAAATCTTCTAATTCTTTAATTTTTTCTTCTAACATTGTAATTTGTCGTGTTTGATTATTTATTAAAGATTCAAATTCTTTACATCGTGTTAAATACATTCTAAGTTGTAACCATATCCAAGGCATAGATACTCTTAATAGATGTTTTTCAATTAAATGAAATGTATCTATACTAATGCAACCCATATTTTTCTCAATTGCATCAACTGATACAAATTGTGCATCATCAATCATTAATATACAATCTTTAGCAAAACCTTCTTTAGTTAATCCTCTTCGACATCGTTTTTCGCCATTTGGATTCTCTGTTGGATGATATGCTTCCTCGAAATCTTTTTTCATTTTTTTAGTACGATCATCAAAACCAGATCGCATTGGAATAACAAAACATTTCTTACCATAAGGGGTTATACATAAACCTGGATGACGATTAGATATTGTATTTCCATCACCTAATGTATAATTAACCATATATACACATCCACTATTTTGTGCTCCAATCTTATCTTCATCCTGTATTTCTCCATATTGTGAATGTCGCATTAAAAAGGATAATCCATATATAAAATTAGAAACATCATATCTTGAACCTGTTTTAACAAATTCATGAAGATTATCAATTAATTCATTCATTGCTTTTTCAAGATCAGGTTCTTTATTTGCACCATTCCTGTTTTGATGATTTCCATAATTACCTAGAAATGATTCAATGCTATCAATAGTATCCCATTTCATCTTGTTGGTTATTTTCATAAATATTTCCCTCTTTCGTATAATTATTTGGTAAAATTTACCATAACACTATTATACGACAGAGTACGACACTATACAATTCAGAACGTATATTCTAAATCTACGATTATGTCAATAATTTAGCTGATTATGCAATTTAAAAATGTTTTCACCATTCATATGATATAATATTTCCTATAATTAATAGGAGAGTGATATAAGTATGTATGAGAAAATATGCAAAATTTTAATTTATATATGTATGATTATTGCGTTACTTTGTTTAATTGGAATGACGTATATTACATATAAGTATTGATTTTAATTAAATTGTATCGTTAATTCTATATTTGCAATATTTATATATGTCGATACAACCATATATAAATAATTCCCAACTGCTGATGGAAGAGTAGTATATAGAAACTATCCCTGAATTTATCGGGCATCCATCTTCCCTATCGCTAGAGTGCATTTTTATGATTCTATATAGAACCATACTTTCGTTACGCTCGTTGAGGTCGGCATCCATTATAATGAAGCCCTACCTGCGGATTACTTCGTAGTTTGGATTGTTACTATACCGCATCCTTTCGGATTTGCCACTTATACCTATGAAATATAAGTTTAGTACCAAACTCATGTGACATAGCCTTTTGAACTATGAAAGTTTCCCGTTCTGAAATTCAATACAGAAGAGTAGCGCATTACCGCTCACTCCATTTTAGAAAGTCACCAGAGAGTCCTTGCTTATAAATAAGCTCGTACACATTACTGCTAAACTCTCAAGCGGCATAAGTCATTTTGAAAAATGCATGGGGCGAATCCCATGTACTCTTACCGCTGTTGTTTTTACCTTGGAAAATACCTGCTCCAACTGCTACAGTACCCATGACACCCAAAGAATTAGTTAATTTATCAATTAATCCTAAAACCTCTGTGCCACCACTTACAAAACCTTTTAATGCATCAGAATCTAATACAGTACTAGACAATGATTCAAATGTACTTTTAAGTCCTTCAAGTTTACCTTCAAGAGAATCTGTATAGGCACTGTATTTTTCCATTGATGTACCAGAAGCATCATCCGCAATTTGCATATACTCTTGTGCTTTAGAGTACTGTTGCATTAACACCATAAAATCATTCATATGGTTGGTTCCTGAGAAAGCCTGTGCAACTGCCCTCTGCTGGACTGTGCCAAATTCAGACCATCGACCAGCAGTTTCGTCTAATACATCACCAAAATTTCTAAATTCTCCATCTGTATCTCTAAGTGAAATTCCAACACCTCTCAATACAGTTTCTACATTAGATAAATCTTCTCCACCATTTTGATAATCTTTTAAACGTGAAAGTTTAATATTACCCATACGAGAAAAGATAGCATTAAGAGATGTACCAACAGAAGACATACCCTCCTGAGTTGTTTCACCAATTACAGCAGCATAGGAGAGAAGTTGTTTTGTACTAATTCCTGCTTGATTGGCATTGGCTGCAACTTCATTAAAAGCATCTGCAAGACCGCCAACATCAGTAGCAGAAGCCATATCAATTGCAGAAATCTGATCAACAAAATCCATAACTTGAGACTCATTCAAATCATATGATTTCATAGCAGCGGTAATGGTTCTTGTAGCATCATCGGAAGACAAATTACCAATCTTGGATAAAACAATAGAATCTTGTGCAAGTTTGTTTGATTCTTCAATTGTTTTACCTTGTTTCATCCATTCTGTAGCAGAAGTAGCAACATCGACACCAGTAACTTTTAATTGCTTACCCATGTCTGAATAAGTATTCATCAGTTCTTGCGCTTGGGTATTTGAAATACCTGTTGCCATCTGCATATTAGTCATAGCAGCATCATAATCTTTTACTGCCGTAATTGCTTTGTATGGTATTTGCATTACAGTATTTTGCAACATACCATATACACCAGCAAATTGCGCAATCTGTCCTGTGGCACGTTTTAATTCGCCAAACCATGAATTTCCTGATAGTCCTTCTGCACCAATTCTTGATTTTAAATTTGCAAAAACCTTGTCATAGTTTGCCTTTTCTTCAATAGTTGTCATTGAGCGGTATTGTTGTTCAAGTGTTTTTAGACTTGCGCCATATTTCTTAACCGCCCTTGAGTTAGCGTTCATATACTCAACAACTTTATTCCCAGATGTATTAGCAACTGTCGGAGATAATGCTTTTGACGATTCGTCTCTAATTTGAGACAAAGTATTCTTAAAAGTATCTCCTGCTTTAGTCATATCTTGAAAAGTTTGTTGTAACTGTTTTTTACCTAAAACATTTGATCCATTGTAATGATTTTGAAGTTTATCTAAAGCCTGATTATATGAGGCTAGAGCCGCTGTAGCCTTTTGAATATTTGCAGTATCTTGAGTTCCATATGCCCCTAATTGTTTGCTCATTCTGGATGATGCAGCTGCATATTTTCCTGTGTCAATATTATATTTTAATTTTGAAGAATTTATCTGGCGTTGAAAATTTTGCGTATACTGTCGTGCTGCATTCTGCGCAGAACGTGCCATATTGTTATTATTAAGATTCAGGTTTATTCCTTGTCTCTGAACATTTTGGAGTTGTTGTATAATATTGTTAATTTGATTTTGACCTTGAACATTGAATTTAATATCAACAGATTTATTTTGCATTTTGCTTAATTTTTGTTCAAGCTCATTAACTTTTTCCGCACCATGAGTAACAACATTTACGTCAACTTGAAATTGCGCTCCCATAGTAATTTATTCTCCTTTCTTACAAAAAATAAAACTCTCCGAAAGAAAGGAGAGTGAACTACGATATTATTTACATATTGAATCGCCTAAATATCACACGATGAAATTTAGGATTCATGTTGTTTAATTGTTACATTATTTTATTTCTTTCTTATAGATTTTTGATAGCTATACCTCTTAGCTAAAATTAGCTTTTACGGCTTCTATAATATCCTGTACAGCATCATCCCACGTACCAGGTGTACCCAAAACCCCACTACCGTTGTTTTGTATATCACTCATGATCTGCAAACCACTATGTTTGCCGTAAGGATATTCTGCTACATTCAAATGAATATCATAATGATAATTTCCATTACCACCAGATACACCAGATGAACGAGGTGAACTTTCATATGTTCCAGTTCTGATATATTTTACAGGCGATCCACTAGAATAGAAATTCTGAATATCTGTTTGAGTCATTTCAAAACCTTCTTGTTCAGAAGCTTCGACTCTTGGTCTAATAATTTGTGCATCAATTGCATCCATAATTATCCCCATAATAATTTCCTCCGTATGAGATAGAAGAGTACTACTCTTCTTAAACAAATGTTCTGATTGAACTACACGACATAATCTGGTAAAATATGACATGAGCCAACATCCTTATATGCCACAGGGAATACCATTAGGTTTACGATGTAAACTATTAAGCTCATATCATCGAGAGATAACAAATATATGATTATGCCTACATTTCACAACTCAGGCATTAGCCTTTCACATAGATATAAAATACAAGGAGGTACATATATGTATATCCCACTCGACTGTGGTAGCGTGTGCATGTTAGTGACTGCCATTTGTGACATCATTGGCATTGCATTTACAATATACGATCACGTTGTACGCAAATAGCATTTGTTATTTTATAAGGGTGTTGGTTCTTGTATAAGTTTATTTCTTTTTTCTGTTATTTGTCTTTTCACCAGAAACATTATCTTCGTTTACTACATTGAATTTCTCTTTCTTTAGTTCCTTATTTTCTTCCTGTAATTTTTTAATCTGATCATTTTTAGCATCAATAATATCCTGGCTAGCTTTGTCAATATTAAATGCCGCAGCATCTTTTACAATCTTAGTAAGATTCTCAGGCGAAACATCAAAACCAGATTCTTTCAGTTTTTCCATAAAAGATACTCCGTCCTTAATCATTTCTGGTGTAAGAGCAGTAAGGTCAAGATTAGCAAAATTCTTAAATGCGTCAATAAATACATTAACACCTTCTACAATTCTATCCATATCTGGATTTGCATGAATGATATTCTGTTTAGTCCATTCAAGTTTGTCATGTACCATGCTGTCTACAAAATCCATGACCTTAATGTATTCTTTTACAGATTCACATCTTGACTCATAGTCTGGATTGATAAATGTATCAATAAGACTCTTTAAATCATCATCTGAAAGATATAATTTAAAAATATTTTCACCATCTTCTAGTGTATATCCTTCAATAAAATATTTTCCAACTGCAATAATTCGTGCAGGTTCTTCCATCCAAGGTGTATATTCACCTGTTTCATCATCCCAAAAAGCATTCAGAATAAGATCAATTGCATTGAGTTTATCTTCAAATGTGATTGTATTTTTTACCTTGAGTAAGCTTTTCTTCATATTTTCTTCTCCTTTATAAAATGTGTTTATTTATAGATAAATGTGCAATATTATACACATTGTTCTAACCAGTAAATTTTATTGAATTTCCAAAGTAATCTGCATTTTCGTGCATTTACTTTCTTGCAATGTTTAGTTTTTGATTGAAAATTTAAAGCCAATTGTTCTGGATATAAAGCAGTAACATATCCTGTATGAGTTTCTCCACTTTTATATGTATAAGAAACTAAATCTCTATGCTTAATTCCTAGTACATTATCAGTTTTTGCCTTTGATTTCCTTCTCATTGGTTTAATAATCCACTCTTTAATATCACAAGTATCTGGGATGCCATCTGCAATACATATGGCATCATTACTATGAGATTTTACTATGTTCCACTCAATACGTTTATTAGCAGTTTCTCCACCATTTGTAAGATGTAATATTCCTAATTCAGAAATCTTTTCTCTCAAATAAGTTTTTCCCTGCATTACATGCATTGCATAATCAAATCTTTTTGGCTTAGATTTAATCATATTGAAATATCTTTCTTCAAAATCCTTTTCTCTACTTTCTGTTTTATCATGGCACTTTTTACATAAAGTAATTAAATTTCCAATGGTATTAGCTCCACCATATCTTCTTGCTCTAATATGATGTACTTCTAATATACAGTTAGATTTCCCACATTCTTGACATCTACATCCATCTCTCAGGATAGTTGCTTTTCTTAAATTTTCATCTAAGCGATTAGATTTCTGATATTGCCATCTATAAGGTTTATAATCATCTGTCATTGCACGAATATCTATACAAACATCTTCAAGGTAATATTCTTGAATATCTATCCAGCTATTTAATTGATATAATACTCTTAAAATAGCGTCTTTCTTTTGTTTGATGCTTGGTGCTAATCTACAAGTTCTTTTAGAAGATGAACGATTATTAAATCTTGCTTGTCTGTATCTTTTGTGGTAACGATGGTAACGTCTATATCCACGCCTTACATCCATAAGATGCTTTACATCCTGGCGTTGCTCAATCGTTCCTTTAAACACTACTTTATTTTTAGTAAGACATTTCTGAACAATAGCTAAACCAACATGTGTAGAACCGTCATCTATGCCACAAACCATATGACTTTCATCGTCTTCATCAGATTTAACTTCTTTTTCTAATTGTATCACCATAGGATATTTACTTTTTAATTTAGCTCTACCTTTTCTAATCAAATACCAACCTTTATTAATTTTTGTCGGAGCTAATGGTTTATTATTTTTATCAATAACAAAACAATATTCAATTTTATTTTCCATCTCTGGATACCTTCCTTTCGGAGTAATTTTCGTCTTGCCAATGTTGGAGAGGGTATATGTGTTTCTCTGTTATCTATGCGGGACATTAGCATAGTTTCTTGATTGGCACTCACAGAGCTTCCGACTGACGAGCACATCTGAAGGTGTGTTTTTAACCTTTTCTCTAACGTAGTTCATATCTGCAACATATCTTTCGATAGTAGCAGTCACTAAGGCTTGAAACCTATTGTTAAGTAAGTGTGAACAAGGAATGCAAAATACATTTGTCCACTTATTTACACTCTTGTCTATAAAATAGACTACTTAACAATTAGTCCTAACTACGATTTTAATAATTTACATCATTTAAAAATGATTCTAAATCATATCTATAATTTACTTTTAATTTCTCTTTATGAATTAAAATAGGACTTGCATATTCAAGCAAATCCTTTTCATTGAAACTTTTCTTTTCTATATGTGAGATAAAGTCATCCCATTGATTAATATTTAAAAAATATGTATTATCACTTGAACGAAAGTCTAATACCAATCCGCTTATAACACGATTATATTGTGCAAAATCTTTTAAATTCTTAATCTGATAATAATGCACAATTCCTTTTTCGCTTTTGTCACGTTCAAAACTACATGAACCTTGAAATGTTTTTAATTCAAGTGTAAGAAAAAGATTTCGTGATCCATCGAATACCATCAAATCGCATGGGCTGTGACGACTGAATCTTAGCTTATTACTTGATCCTACATCAAAACCTTGTGCTGAATCAGGGGGACGATAGGAGAGTGTATAGTTTGGTACACTTTTCTTAAAATTATCTTCAAATTGTTTACCTACACTTCTTGCCATTATTCATGTCCCTTTAAGATTATGCTTTCTTATGTTCTTTTTCTAATCTACGTTTTTGCCATGCTTCAAACGGCTTCTTTGTTTCCGCTTTCAAAAAATAAAAGGCTAGTTTTTCATTATTAACTTCTGATGGAATAGTCCATACAGGTTGAATATTATAGTTACTTAAATAAAAAATAATCTGTGGCATAAAAGTAATAGCTACAAGATTATCTTCTCCAAAAGCTTCAACTACTTCCTCGAAGCTATCAAATAATTGTTTTTTCATATCACGTTTTCTCCTGAAAATCGTAAAAAATAGGGACACAAGCCATTAATTCATAGCTAGTATCCCTACTAATTACTTATACTAACTACGATTAATTTATTCAGATTTATCCTTTGGTTCATCTGTTGCAACATCATCAGCTAACTCAACCTCCGTTACTTTCTTTTGCTTCTTTACTCTTGAAACAGGTTTAACCTTTACAGGTTTCTTTTCTTCTTCTAAATTACAAGTGATAGAATATCTATCATTTTCATACTTTACGAATACAGTATCTTTATCTGTGTGGTCAGACGGCATTTGAATTTCTTTTCCATCAAAATCAACAACCATAACACACTGATTGCGTAGTAATACTTTACATTCTTTTGTCATTGTGGTTATATTCTCCTTTATGATGCGTGAGATACAAATAGTTCTCCGTATACTTTATCTGGATATTTTTCTTTTAATTGATTGAATTGTTCTTGAGTAATGTATTCAAAATTCATATTATTGACATGATTACGTTTACCTGTACATACTGAACGAATATTTCTTGCACAGAGTTTCTTTCCTGTAAGAGATTGATAATATTCTACAAATTTTGTTGCGCTACGATGGTATGTATCTGTAGTGATACAGTGAATAGGACGATTATTAACAGGCATATCTTCACGTTGATACCGTAATTTTAAATCATCAAATTTCTCATATGTACACCAACCAAGTTTTGCACCCTTTTTAACCCAATTTCTTATAGTATCGTGGCATACATGAAATAATGGCGCAATTTCTTTCATCGTCATATCAGGATGTTCATTACGATAATCACATACTTGTTTAGCCATATTTGATGAAGCAAATTTATCACATTTATCAAAATTAATATTTTCTGGATTTATATTTAAGATTTTAAATAATTCAGAATTGATGATAGAATTTTTGATATGTTCTTTTGTGGATTCTCTGCAATCAATTGTAAAATAATAATCTATACCATTTTCCATAGCTAAATTATATTTCATTTTATCATTTTCTTGTTCTTCTTTAAGATTGCGTGATTTTTTATTAAGTGGATGATCTATATAATGTTGTATTCCATGCTGTTCAGTAATAATCTTTAAACCATTATATTCTATATAATCATCGTACATTCTTCCTTTAGACCAATCGAAAATTTTCTCAGTTTCAAAGTTCACACCTGATTGTTCTAAAACTGAATACATAAACTTATTTGGATAACTCCAACCATCTTGACATGGACATGAAAGATTATGATTCGCATATACTGTGGATATTTTATTCTTGTGATGTCTACCACAATCGGGGCAAACCATATCAACAATTTTACTTGAACCTCTGGTATATTTTTCTGCATCTTTTGGATTTTCAAAATATTTAATCATCCATCTTGCGGTAATAGTTAAATCATTTATACCACTAACAACTTTTGATGGAGAGTTGCAACATACGTTACATCCAATCTTTTGTTTTCCACATAATGCTTGCTCTATAGCCCAATCAGTATTTCCACACTTATAACATTTATATTTGTACCATTTTTCGTTTGATGTAAATGGTTTATCATTTTTATATTTTATCTTAGGTCTATATTCACGATCAATAATTTGAAGTTGTCTTTTATCAGAAACTAAGAATGCTCCAACTTCTAATTTGAATTTAGGCATTATTTTTTGATTACTCAATATTTAACTCCTTTTAATAAATATAGTAGGATGATATTGTATCATCCTACTATAAAAATAAAATTATTCCTCAGATGTAATCTCAATCATATCAAGAACATTTCCGTCATGATCTTCGAGTAGATCACAAGTTAGTGTTACGCTGGAAGGATCTCCATCAGATGCAAAAGAAATTTCAAAGTTTCTCTGTGGAGAAGCTTTATAAGCTGTTAATCTCATAGGTACTTTATCACCATTCTCATCTTTGTTAAGAGTAGACATTTGAATAAAGAAATCTTTTGGCAGTTTCTTGTTATTAAATGTAATTTTCTTAATGCCAGTAGTTTTGGATTCAAGGTAAGCTACTTCATATGTAGTATCTGCTACAATATCAGATGTGGTGTTCGCTGTAAATTTCTTGTCTGCAACTGTACCTTCAATTGTTTTACCTGTAGTTGGATCAATTGCAAATACACTTCCTGGTACAGGTGTCTTTGTAAGATTAAGTACTCCACTAGCTTCACCTGTTACACTTTCTCTACGTGCGATTACAGCAGAAGTTTCAATTTCACCATCAGAAAGCATTGCGTAAATTCTAAATGGAGATACCTGAAATTCCATAGTAATAGTACCTTCTAGTGGATTATCAAATTTGATACATTTAGCACCTTTCTTATTTGCATAAACAGCATCAGCAGAAATGTTAGCAGTAGTAGTATTACAAAAATCTGCAAACATCCAAGGAGCTTTTGTTTTATAATCTCTAATATCAAGATCACAACACTGACGATTCGCCATATTAAGATCTGTTGCAATATTTGCCATAATTTAATTCCTCCATTTTCTTAAAAATAAAATAAGCCACTGAAATCTCAGCGACTTTGTTTGAAAGTTTTCATTATTTAATTTTGTTCATATACTCCATAGGTTTATAGTCCTTAGAGTTTTTGAATGAGAATGAATTAGCAGCCATCATATCATTTATATCTGCTTGTCTTCCCATCCTATATTCTAAAAACATCTTCATGAATTGATAATATGTCATATCCCAAACATTTAATATATTGATTCCCACTTTATTATGAGTACAATATTTTACAATCATATTTGGCAATGTATAATCATCATCCGCAGATGTTTGCTTTTCTTTTTGTTCACTCTTATGCTTTGCTAATTTCTCAGCAATACGTTGAGCTAACTTATTTTTATATTTCGGTTTTTCAACTTCTTTCTCAGATTTAATTCCTAATATAACTTGCAGAAACGCACGAAATTCATCAAAATTGCTGTTATCAATTTTCCCTATTTCGTTAAAGATTTCCTTTCCATCATCGTCCTTCTCATAAGTGCCAATGAGAAAAGCATTCTGTTCTGGATTATACTGAAAATCATCTATAACAAAGAAACTAATCATGTAGGCAAGAAAATCTGCACGATTCATTCCAAATGTTAGTAGATTATAAACAGTATTTTTTTCTTTTTCTTCATCACTGAGGGAATTGAATTTTTCAGTAAGACCGAATGTTTCAAGAAATTGTTTCTGAGTAATAGAAATATAAGAGAGAAAAATATTGAATTGTCCATAGGTTATATGCCTTATCTCTCTAAGAGTAGGGCATTTAACATGACCTATACCTTCATAAAAATAAGGTTCATCACAAAGATAATCATAATCTGAAAATCCTTTCAAATATCACACCTCCTTGATTTTAAAATCAGGAATGCTATATTTGAGTTGTCGTCCATAATAACTGGACTGTGGAACAGTATAGCCAATGTCATCAAGACTTGGTTTTCCAATTCCTAAATCATCAGAATCACGTAGAAGTCTTTCTATAATATCTGTAAGAACGTCTGCACGATTACCACCATAACTGGTGTATGTTTTATCCATTTTCATACAATTACGATGTACGAAAATCCAGATATATAAATCCATAGATTTTACGGTACGATTTGTACCTCTACAAACTGTTTCCATACAGACAAAAGGCATAACTTCTTCCTGTGTACCATCAACATAAGGATAATCAAATACTTGTTTATACTCCATGTCGTATCTCTCCGCATCAGTAAAATCTTCTTTTCGCAACATTACTTTTGTAAATTCATCGGATTTTAATAATCGAGAGATTACTGTAGCCTTGATATATGCCAAGTCCCTAGCAACTGATTGTGCCATAATATACCTCCGATTACATTATAATAGTAATAGTTGTTTCAGATAAAATATTACCTTTACTATCGAGAACTTGTAACGCAAACGTACTATCAATTGCTTTTCCGTTTGAACAGTCTAGTTGTATTTTATTGCCTGTGATATTTTGAGTGATTTTGAAGTCTGATTTGACATTCCATGTGAAGTTTGGTTGATTTTCAGAATCAGAGAAAGTGACTGTCCATGTTTTTGCTCTGCCGTATCGGAGAGTATCACCACCTGTGATTGTGACAGATGTGGTTGGATTATCTGGTTCTGATGGTGGGAGAGTAGGAGTAGTGGGGGATTTGTAGTTGCAGATCCACGCCTTTGTTCCATTTTCTAGCTCAATCAATTTATCTGTAACTTCATTAAATTGTTCATAAGATAATGTGACAGTCATGACACCACCTTTATCAACATATCTAACATCAGATAAGAAACCTTTTTTACCAGTCATTCTATATGTGTCTGGTGGGTATACTCCCTCATAGTCTATGACAAATCTATTTGTACGATTAAGTTGTTTTGTTTCTTCATCGACAGGTATAGTCAGACCATATTGATAATCACCAACAGTAATAGTAGAGTTACCTTTTTCGCCCATACTATATTTAGTATAGTCTTCTGAATATCCCCAACGCTCAACAATCTTACCATCTGCATTTTGCCATCTAATCATCAACTGACATAAATACATATATCCACGATTCCATACTTTATCATCAGTATCAAGTAATGTGATTATCCAAATTTGGTTGTTCCATTTAACATAGTCACCAAGTCTGATAATATCATTATGTCTTGATTTTATTTTTTTCTTATATGTATTATTGTCGGTATCTCTGATAATCATTAACTGCATAGGTTCATTATTTACTAGAACATCTTGAGTATCAAATGTATCTTCAAAATGTCTATCAGCATGTTTGTTTATTTTTGCTAAATTTTTCTCACGTTTATTTTTTGTACCATAAGCATTTTGTAATTTCATATAATACTCAATATCCATAGGTTAATCCTCCTCATACTGAGCATAATTAATAAACTGTTTCAATGCGTTAGTTTTTCTATCTCGATTTTTGTAATCGTCAATCTTGATAGATACATCATGTTCCAATTTAGCAATAAAATTACGGTAACTTGTTCTTTCATTTCCTGGTGAAAATACACTCAAATCAGATGGGGTAAAATTAATTTCCATTGCATGAAGGAGAGATTCATCCCTTTTCATATAAATAAGAAACATAATTTCAACAACCAGTTTGATTTCTTTCGGCAATAATTTAAAACCAATTTGTTGTACATCTTCATCATAATCTGAAAAATCTACATCCAAATTCGAGAGGCATGATAATTCATCAAGTGCCTCACATAGATAATTAGTAGCACGAGTCTGAGCAATTTGTATCGCTTCACTAACATCTATATTATAATAACTAAAAAAGTCCTCATCCTTTTCTATACGATCATAGAATTTGTTGAGAATTTTTTCAAATTTTGTAATTTCTTGAGGCAATTGAGTTCACCTCCCATATTAATTTTTTCTAGGTCTACCTGGGGATTTTCTAGTAGATTTTGCTACTGTCTTTACTTCCTCAGTTTTAGTAGAAGCAGTATCAACTACTTCCTTTTTATCTTCCTGATTAGATGCATTCATCTGTAGTAGAAGTGCTTTCATTTCGGCTAATTGTTGTTCAAGTTCTTCAACTTTTTTATTGCTTGGAGTTACTACATCTGCATCGTCTACAGAAATATTTGATTTAATATGATTATTAAATAATTCTCTTGTGCGTGTTTCGATAACATTTGCCATATCCAGTGTGAGTTTATATCCCTCTGTTTTAAGTTTCTGGAACTGACTACGCACTCTATCAAAATCAGAAAGTGTAGGAATAGAAATAATTCTAATCAATCCTTCTTTGGTTGGATTTAATAAAATCTCTCTAATCTCATTAGCTTTTAATACTTTTGATTTATCAATACGAAGCTCGTTGTATAATTCATCTTCAATATCCTCTGGGAACTCTAGTGTTCCTGTTCTAAACGCACTTCCATTATTTGCATAACGAATTTCGTCAAGTGTCAGTGGAATAATATTTGGTTGACCATCTACAGCAGCTTCAAATAGGGTGCTTTTGCCTGGGGCAACATTAATACAAACGCAATTGTCATTATAATTTAAAACAGAAATATGTTTTGTTTCTTGAATATTAATAACGATTCCTCCTAATATTAGGAGGGTGTGCAAACGCCCTCCTTAAAAATTTTTTGTAATAAAAAAAGACTACTTACTGTAAAGTAACCTTTGCGAAGTTTTCAATATTTGTAAGCATGAATCCATATGTGAAATCTTTCAGCATGATATGAACTTTTTCACTCTGGTTGTTCATATCCTGATATGTATGAATTTCACCCTTCATATCAAGGTTTCCGATCTTTCCAGCGATTCCATAAATACGTTTGTCAGGAATCAGGAGAGAACCTGTACCAGTTTTCTTTGCACCAGAAATACCAGCAATACCAATTGAATCATATGTTTTAGCAAAACCATATCTATTGAAGTCATCTTTCATAGTATTGCTCATGTACTGTGCGAAATTTGGCATACGTCTAATAGCCTGAGCATATTTGTTGAGTGTAATAATTACACTATCACTTGCTCTATCGTTAAGATACAGAGAAAGTTTATCCATAGATTCAAGTGTAGGAGTTGTACCAGCAACAGAAATAAGCTGATCACCACCTGTTACAGCTTCGTCAGCTAATGCAAGTGCATCAAAGAAAAGTGCATTCTGACAAGCTTCTTTCATGAAAGTAGTAAGAGTAGCAATGGATTTGAAGCCATTCTTTCTCAGATCTGTGTAACTTAAATCTGTTTCAACTTGACGATTCTTCCATGTAGGTTTCAGTACGGAAATATCAATGTAAGAACGATCTACATTACCGCCACGTGCTGCCTCATATGCGACAAGTGTATTCTTTGGATCTTTGTGACCTTCATAATCATCAAACTCACCAACAGAACCTCTTTCAAAGATTTGATCCAGAAGTTCATCTGGTGCATTATAAATTTCTTCATTTACAGTTCTATTAATGAACTCAGCGATTGTACATTCTGGATCTTTTCCAGTTTTTCCAATTTCTCTAGCCCAAGCATCAGAAATCTCAGCAATTTCTTTTTCCTCGGCATTAAGTTCTCTTTTATATTCAATTTTTTCAGCGACATCAAAGAGTACACCCTCTTTGCTCATAATGTCTTTAATTTCTGTATTAATAGCCATTGTGTTAATTCCTCCTTATCTTAATTACGCCTGTGCAACCGCATCAGCTTCTACACGAATCATAATGAGATCATGACCATTATCTTTAAATGGTTTCTCATATACATATTTGGAAGATCCAGTTGTAAGTTTCTGCCATTTTCCATCTGCACCTACAGATACAGGTGTACCATCAGCAACTTCACCAGAAAAATCTTCTGCCTTGTACTGGTCTGTTGCAAACTTTTCACCATCTGTATATCTCTCAAGTCCAAGGAACTCACCTTTGACAATCTTTACAAAATCTTCATCATAGTCTGACATATCCACTCTTGCTGCATTAATGCCAGTTGGAATACGCTCTTTTGTTGCTACATAAATATTTGCTACAGTTTCAGCTTTTGGAAGCTCAACAGTAGTAGCATCTTTGATTACAACACCCATACCTGTAACAAGTGCTACACCAGCTTTGTGCATTGTATCTTTTGGCTGTGCGCCATTACGTCTAATATCACGAATCATTACATTTTCCTCCTATTATCGTCTTAATAAAAATTTAGTCATGAAAGAACTTGCACTTTCATTTACATCATCAGTTTCTAAGCTTGCTGTTGCTGTCACAGGATTTGATTCTTCTGTTTCAACATCCTCTGCTACATCAGTCTCTTCTTTATCAAAAGAAGCAATATATTTTTCTGCGATTAAACTATTGATGGCAGTTTTATCTCTTGCTTCAATTAATTCTGCGATTTCAGCTTTTGCAATTTCTTCCTCGGTAAATAATCCACCTTTAAGCAGATTTTTCTTTAGGGATTCTTTTTCCTCTGCAATTTCGGCTTTAATCTTTTCTTGTTCTGCTTTTTCAACCTGTTCTTTATATGGTTGTAATTCAGAAATCTGCACATTGAGTTTTCCGATTTTTTCACCTGCGGAGATAACAGCTTTATCTTTGATTTCAAGCTCTGCGGTTAATGTTTCGATTTTCTCATCTTTTTCAGCAAGAACAGTATTAACATCTGATACAGAAACAGTAAGTTTTACATCTTGCGGTTCAGAAACAGTCACTTCATCATTTTCAACTGTATATGTAAATAACTTATAGTCTAACTGTGTTGGAGCATCATCAGATTTAAACCAAACAGTATGTTCCTCTGGAAACCAATAAGAGATATAACCCCAAAATTTAATCGCATCTTCACAAGCTTTGTTAATTTTTCTAAACAAATCACGATCAGTTAAAGAAGCTGTTTCTGGTTCTTCTGGATTACCGTCTGGCTCAACAGCAGATTCAGCAGTTTCTTTTGTTTCAGATGTATCTTCTGCGCAAGAAGTTTTCTTTTTCTTTTCAGCAGTTTCTTCATTTTTTTTCTTTTTGTCTTTTTCTGTTTCGTCTACAGAATCAGGAGTTTCCTTTTCTTTTTCTGTATCTTCAACAGAGACATCTTTCTTTGTCTTTTCAGCCAAATTCATGTCCTCCTTTTCTTCAATATCTTCATAGTTTGCTATATCAGTATTTGAAATATCAGTTATAAGTGCATCGGCAAGTTCATCATCTAATTCGGCATATTCAATTACACCGCTTCCTGGAACAGCAGGAATATGATTTTTACCAAGTACACAATTGCCAATAAATTCAAAAACTTTATAAATTTTGTTAGCACCCTCAGTAACTACATCAGTTGCAGTTAATTCCCATGAGCTGCTAATTTCTCCATCGTCCCATAATTTATCGAATACTTTAAAGTATTCTGGGAATCGTGAAGTCCATAGTTTAGTTTTGATTAAAATACATTTTGGCGTACCATCATAACCATCTACTTCACGTTCCTCAATCCATGCATCTGTAACACTACCAATCGGAACAGTGTCAAAATGACTTTTCTTTTTCCCATCTTTAGTTTTTTGAATGATCAATTCATGACCACCAAAATCGACAGGTTGTCCGAAAATATTCTTTTTAAGTTTGGCTACAATTGGATATCCAATGATTGTGTCAAAATATTTTTCGCCTGCTTCTTCTGGAATAATTCTTCCATATGAATCAGGTTCTCCTAACACACTGATTAAAAAGACAGCTTCCTTATAATTGGTATAAGACGCTATAGATATGGGGCGACTATTTAGAATAATATGTTCATTATCCATTTCAATCACCTCGTTTAAGTTGTTTTAGACTCTTGATAGTTACTATCATATTCTTGTTTCGATTCATTTACAGAATTTCCATTTGATGTACTTCCTTTAGGTCTTCCACCTTTAGAATCTTTTTCTTCCTGTTGTACATCTTCTTGTTCATCTTGATTTCCAGAAGAGTTATAAGATGTTGGATGTGGAATAAATATTTCGTCAACGCCATTATCTTGTTCTGCTTTTCTGCGTTCCATTTCATCATTGAAATTCATATCCAATGTTTCATATGCTGTGCGGAATGAACAATTTAATTTAGAATACAAGAACTCTGCAAGATCCTTTTTCATTTCAAACTCTAATAATTCTGCATCGAGAATATGTGGAGTAGGGCAGTACTCAATAGGTATCTTTTCTTCTGTCAAAACAATTTCATACCATCGTTGTAAAATTACTTCTTGACGTTCAGCAATCTTATTGATAGTACGCATAAGCTGTTTAATAGAAATGTTTGCAGTACTTACTGTTTGTTGACCATCTGTATTTAGAAATGAAATTCCTAATGCAGAAGTAACACGAGAACGATATTGTTTTACAGTACTTTCATTTGTAAATTCTACAGATGGTTCTACATACATGACTTTTTCCACACATGGCGGTGGAGTATAAACTACTGTAGGATTAGCCCACGCTGCCATTAAACAGGTATGAGCATAAGCCATATCCTCAAGACCTTTTTTATCGTAAGTATCACCCATAGTTTCTTTGCGCATAATCTGAGTGATAATCTTTTTTGCTTTAGCTTTTGCATTAATTGCATCTGCTTTATCGCAAGTATCAAGCATAAGCTTTGGCTTCAATGCCTTAAATATTGGTGAGAGTCCATACGCTCTACCAAGATTTCCAAAACGATTAACGCCTGTGCGCCTAATATCAAGTCGTGCATATTTTTCTCTTGCACTATAAGCATCAATAACTTCTTTTGGATAGTTATTTTTAATTTCTTCGGATGTATTTTTAAAGAATAATGGTTTGTTCTTTTTATTTTTTAACGTAGACTTTTGAAGTCTGTTTGATAATTCTGTTGTATCAATTAATACATATGGGATTCCATTTAAAGAATAATCAGAGATAATTGCTACACCTAATGGATATTTGTCAATTACATGATGATAGATTCCTTTGGCTTTCTTTGAGCGAAGATACTGAATACAGTTACCTTCATCATAAGTAGAAGTGATAGAAGTGGTCATAACATCATTTATATTTACTTCTTTATGAAATCGTTTGATAATGCCATCGGCTTTATCTTTTATATCCTGATCATATTCTTTAGGGAGATTGTCAAATGAATATCTGACATTTGCATTAAGATTAGATTCTATAGATTCATGTACCTTACCAATAATGTCATCCTCATTTTCGGCTTGTCGCACTAATTGATTGATTTTCTGAATTTTAGATATATCACTTTGAGCGTTTAACGCTAATTCTTTAATATCATCTAATGTAGTTTCAGATATGGAAGATGAGGATGCTTCATTGAATCTGACGGAGTATTGTTGACCGCCTTTATCAAAACTTTGCATTGCTTCATACATCCAATTTTCAGATTGCTTTTTAATCGCTTCTGCTGTAACAAGGACGGTTTCATCTCCATCATTATCTTGGATGCTTGAAGCAATTGTTAATTTATAATCCTTGTCAGGATTGTCAATATATTCTGGTTCTTCTGATTTTGACATGAAAACCTCCTTTCTTTAGAATGATATTGATGATGCACAGATGGGGGCATCTTTATAGTTTTCATTTGCTCTATACATTTTCTTTTTATTGTTTGTTTCAAGTTCACAAACAAAACTTAGTCCATACATTAAACTTGTGGCTCTATCTCTTTTCTTACCAGAAACAATACGAGTATATGTCATATTATTTTTATCAGTAAAATCTTGTTTGATATTACTAAGTTCACTCTGCAAAATATCATGTTCCATGTGTTGAAAGAATTCTTCGTGAGAAATTCCACCACTTTTATATAAACTATCTAATTCCGCAGATGGAATTAATAATTCTAAACTCATATCTTCAAAACATGATTTCATATATGGATAATATAAATTTATAAATCCATTTAAACCATGCACATTCCTTATTAGTGGAAGAGCATTTTCCAATAATGTTATATCTTTTTCATCATCAGATACAATTGGTGGGTATTCAGTAATCTCACCTGTTTTTGGATCAACATATTCCCAAGGTTCATAGAACATACTTGGCAAACCTGCTCCTGCACCATTGGTATCTATCAATAGCTTTACAGTATTAGGGAATCTAATATGAATTAGTTCCCTTAGAAAATCTCTTTGAGCATTTAGTTTCATGCCATTAACAGTTTTTGTATAAACTAATTCCTTTACATATGTACCATTTGGTCGTGGCTTTAATTTGATAACATGAGTACAAGAGTTATCAGAACCTTTTTCATCAGATACCGCAACGTCATGTGTAACAACATAAATGCAATTTGATTTCTTTGGTTGCTGCAATTCGCATCTTTCTAATACACGACATGGATTAGTTAATTCATATGGATAATAACTTTCTCCACTAGAACCTACAAAAACACCCTCAAATTCATAAGCAAATTTATCTTTTGTCATCTGAGGTTTTTCAAGCTCTTTTTCAATATCCTCTTTATCGAATAAACCTGCTTGTACACCTACTTGATAAGGAAAACAAATTGCCATATAATCTTTATTGCCTTTTATCATAGATTCATAATGATACATAAATCTTTTATATAAAGGGCTTGTTTTAAGATAAGCAGAAGAGATAAATATTACTTTACCTTTTTCGCTCATTCCCCAACGAATTGCCATTTCACGTTTGGTTTTTGTCATAGGAATTAAAATTTCTTCAATAATATTATCCTTGACAAGTCTTGCTTCATCCACAAGAATCATATTAAAACGCCATGATCTTGCGCCATCACCACCACGATTTTGATCGAGAGTAATTGCACGAATTTCACTTCCTGATTTCAGTTCACAAACGCAATCATCTTGTCCTGTTTTAATAGGAAAGTTTATTTCTCTAGCAACAGCTTCTTTTTTCGATAATTCACCTTTGATTTTCTGAATAATTACGTTACGAGCCTGTTTTGAATTACCACTTGCAATACCGAGTTTAATATTTGTGTATAGAATAGAAACACATATATAATAAACCGCAACAATCCATGACTTACCTAATCCTCTACATGCGATCAACATTTCACTCTGATAACGTGACATAGCACGAAGTATTACACGCTGAAATGGGAACAGGTTTATACCCAATATATCCATTGCAAATTCATCAATATAATATCTGTAATAAGAAATAAATTTTGTCCATGCTTCATAATCAATGCTTTCTTCTCGAATAACAGTATTAGAATATGGATTATCTAAATTCTCTCTACCTGCATATTGTTCACGAGCCTTTTTTAATCGTTCCGATGGTGATTCAGTCATATATTTCATAACGATCACCTACAACGATTTCTTTATTGTAGATAAATAATCGAGAAGTTTATCTATTTCATCTTTTTCAATTGGCTTATGTTCTGGAATCCAGTTATGATTTTCAACCATTTCGGTAATCTTAGAAAAGCTACTAATACCAACATCGTTTACACTTCTGGTACTTTCACTAAATTTTGCTGATTTAGAAAGAGTATCAAATGCTTTTGTAGCATTATCATATTTTTTATCTGCACCTTCAACGCCATTCATCATGTCGTCAAAAGTTCTATCCATTTGTAAACTTGCTTTTGCAATTTTACGAGCATAATCTCTATGGTTTTCAGTGATGATTTTATAATCACGTTCCAGTCCTGCATAATACGAATTGAGATAATCAATATCTGATTCTGTATAATTACCTTTCCATTCATCACTCCAAATTAAAGGCTCTTTTGGTTTTTTAGCTTTAGGAGAACTAATAATATCACAGTGTGCATTATCCTCATTTATTCCAGAATCGATTGAATCGTCAAAATATAAATTATTTTCCATAGAAAATAATGAGGAATATTTATTTACAATTGCACTTTTCTCACAAATTGTACGATTATTACTCTGGTGCATATGACCTTCTGCTTCTGCATCAGCCCAACTTCTCTGTCTATCTTGACGCATTGCTATAAGAGTAAAATATTTTTGTAAGATTTCTTTCCCATGATATTGTAATTCATTTTCGTCTATATAACTGTTTTCTTTAAGCAAAGATTCTTCGCTGCTAGCAATCAAATCATAGTATAGGGGTTTGTCGATCTGCATTAAAAGACTTTTTAATTTTATATAATTGATTGTGCCATCACTATTTAAAGCTGAATTTTTACAACATTCTTTGCAAATAGGAACTCTATTATCCAAAGAATACATAGGACTATATGACAAATAAAAGTCTGTCATGTTCTTTGGATGATGGCAGCAAGTGCAGACCTTCTTTCCTTTTTGTTGATTTGCTGGCGTTGTACCAGTTTTTTTAGTAGGCATAACGCCACCTCCTTTATTTTTTGCATAAAATTAAGCCGATTGCTTTAATGACAATCGACTTGTTAAAATTGCTTCTATATTATCAAAATCATAATACCAAATTTCCATTAATTCGATATTATGAGATATTGAGTACATATTTTTAATAGCATCTATCTCTTGTTGCCTAGCAAATTTTTCTTCTCCACCAAAACGATCAACAGGATATTCATGTTGCTGTCCTTGGTATTCTATTAAAATATTGTAATCATGTAAATAAAAATCATATGAAAATCTTTGATTACATTTACCTTTCAAATCATCATACTTCATTTGAGGAGTATATTTGATATTATTATCATCAAGGAATTTTGCGATTCTGCGTTCACCTTTAGACATATTACATTTAGGACATCCACTATGCTTATGTATAATATCTTTTGGTAAAACATCCCATTCAAAATCACATTTATTATGTTTCATTTTAATTTTTGTATGATTATTCACATATTCTCCAACAACAGTAAATTCATTTCCGTATAATTCTTTTATTTTATTTTCAAATTGATCCTGTGTCCATTTTTCATTTCCATAACAATGAATACATCTATAACCATGTAAGACTTCATCAGGTGTTTGATACCACAACTTACCACATATTTTATGTCTAAAATTCACTTTGGTTTTATTTGTAACATATTCATCCTCAAGGGTATATTCATCTCCAACTTTTTCAAATAATTCCTGTTTAAATTCTTCTGTAGTTTTTCGTTTGCTTCCATGTTGGCATTTAGGACATCTTTGACCAGATATAAAATTATGTGGTGTCATTTCAAATTCATTCCCACATAAATTATGTTTTAATTTTATTTTTGTATGAGTATTGACATATTCACCTAATACATCATATTCATCACCGACTAAATCATAAACTTCACGTTTGAAATATTCTGTATCTTTTCTTACTTTTCCAGAACATAAAGGACATCCACATTCACCAGAAGTCAGTAAAACATTTGGCTTAATTTCCCATTTATATCCGCATACTTTATGACGGTGCAATATTTTTATTTTATTCCCTTGATATGTACCTAAACATTCAAATTCAGGTTTTAATCTTGCTAAATCAACAATATATTCTTCATGTGTTTTCTTTTTTGGCATATTTTACCTTAACCTTTTCCTAACCTTAATCAACAGTTAAAGAAGAGTAGTAGAAGTGGAAGGTTAGGTAAAACCACATTCAAATTGGTAGCTACTCCAATTTGTCTACTACTCATCTAATTCAACTACGCCCCACCGACAGAACAACAAACGCCAACCGCTTATAGTCAATATTTCTCCAAATTAATAGGAGAGTAGTTATAAAACCACTCTCCATAAAAATCATAATATGAGTTCACAAAATTAAAAAGATAGTATTTCTGTGAACATAGAACTCCTATCATAGTCATTCTGTAAACAAGGTTTTCAAGTATACCAAGGGATTCTGGGACTTTCTCTTATAATCTAAATTAGTGGTATAATCTTCCCATAATATTAAAATCATTTCTGCAAATGTTTAGTAGTTTCTACTAATTTTTCGGAATATGAGTGCCATCAAAGGCATTGAAAATCCGAAATTACTTATTAATCAGCAACTTAATATCATCATCAAGTCCATCCTGGTATTCAAATACAAAATAACATCTGGTAAAATCTAAGTTTCCATCTTTTTTCTTCTGAGGTTTTAAATCAATAACTCTATATCCGAGTTTAATTAATTGCCTTGCTACACTAATTTTAAATACAATTCTTGTTTCCATGTTAAACTCCTTTAATGTATATTTGATATAAAATAAAAACCGTCATTAATATTCCGAAAATGAGTCAAATTTCGGATAAGTGCGTTTTATAATATTCAATATTCACAAGCGATTTTAAGAATTTTCGCATCGCTAACTCTTAATACTATATTGTTATATTGTTAATCTTTTGTATATTTTTTGATTTTTTGACGTTCAAAATTAGCCCATTGACTATTTGAAAAATAATCACTAATCCATTTATCAACTTCCATACCTCTACAGAAAATANCCATCTTTTTTCTTCTGAGGTTTTAGATCAATAACTCTATATCCGAGTTTAATTAATTGCCTTGCTACGCTAATTTTAAATACAATTCTTGTTTCCATGTTAAACTCCTTTAATGTATATTTGATATAAAATAAAAACCGTCATTGATATTCCGAAAATGAGTTAAATTTCGGATAAATACGTTTTATAATATTCAATATTCACAAGCGATTTTAAGAATTTTCGCATCTCTAACTCTTAATACTATATTGTTATATCATTAATCTTTTGTATATTTTTTGATTTTCTGACGTTCAAAATTAGCCCATTGACTATTTGAAAAGTAATCACTAATCCATTTATCAACTTCCATACCTCTACAGAAGATGTAAGGATTTAAAGTAATACATTTCA